ATCGCTGATCATCCCGAGATTGCAGACCGGATCACGATCACGATAAAGCCCAGCAAAGTCAAGCAGAGCCAAACCAAGGGCAAGTAACCCCGGCTGAGGGGGAGCGGGAAAGCTCCCCTCCCCCTTAGAATATCACGCCGGGCCAGATAAAGCAAGGAGGCAAACACAATGAAATACGCATTTTATATTACCGGGAACCAGGGCTACGGTCACGATCAGGTCCGCAGCATCACCGTGGGAGAACTGATTGAGCGGCTCCAGGAGTTGGACCCGGAGGACGAACTGTTTCTGAAAGATACCGGGAACCGGTACGGCGCAAACTGGCACAGCTTCGTTTCCGGCTGGGATATGTTCGAGGGAATCGAAGACGAGGACGAAGAAGAATATTGATATACCCCCCCGCCCAGGAGGTCACGAGGGTAGAAAGGATTTTGATATGACGAGGGAAACGCTGAACAAGCTCCCCGCGAATGTAAGAGAGATCATCGAGGATCTTCGGAAAGAGTACAAGAATGCTGTGGGGTACAACAAGAAAGACGCGAAGCGCGAAAGGCTGGCCGGTTATGTCACGGGCCTCCGGGATGCAGGCCTGATCACCGAGCGGGAACGGCAGATCCTTTTTGTGTACGGAACAGTTTAACAGATCGCCCTCCCGGCCGGGCAATAGACCGGGAGAAAGGACACACAATGAATAAGCCTAGGAGAAAAGCCTTGCAGGAGATCATCGAGCAGCTGGAGGAGCTGAAAAGCCAGCTCGAAACCATCCAGGAAGAAGAGGAAGACTACCGGGACAACATGCCCGAGAACCTCCAGAGCAGTGAGCGGTACGAAAAGGCCGAGGAAGCCTGTGACAATCTGGGCGACGCATTTTCCAGCTTGGAGGATGCCATCTCCAGCATCGAGGAGGCAACAGCATGAACGCGGCACAGCAGACCAAAGCTGAAAAGGCGCGGGCTCTGGCCTACAAGCGGCCCGCCCTGGCCTCTATGGGGTTCCGGTCCATGATGGAGGAATTGGAAACCATACAAGAAGCCTGCGACGAGGTGCAATACTGGATCGACACTGAGGACGGGACCCTGCTGGACGCTTTTGACGGCGACACAGAGCAAGAGTGGGAGTTCAAGATCGCATTCAGCGACTTGTCCTCCAACTGCTATTCCCTGCTGGATGTTCTGTGGGACTGGGGCGATGCGGATGACTACGATGACTGCACCGTGGCCCTGATCGGGAACCGGTACGACCTGGTTGGCTATGACAGCGTCCAGGAGGACTACTGGAGCCTGGCCGGATACGAGGCAGGCTTGGCCGAGACCGAAGCTGGAAAGCGGCTCATGCGGCTGACCAAAGCGGAAATGATCGCTCACATCGGGCAAGCCCTGGGGACGCTGCTGGCCTACTACGATCTCAGGCACCAGTACGATTACCTGAAAGCTGCCATGGATATCCTGCGGGACGAGAACCACAGCATTATCCAGAGGATGAAAGACATTGACGCAGCCTACCAAAAGGCGGCTGACTGCGAATGGCAATACGAGGCGCGGCCCTTGTGGGATGCTTTTGAGAAGCTGACTAAGGACCTGCCAGAAAGGATTTGGGTGGAAGCATGAACAAGCCAACAGTTACCTTCCGCAGCCGGGGGCCGTCCGGGAATATCTACTGGATCATCGGCGAGGCCGGGAACGCGCTGAGAAAGCAGCGCAGGATCAACGACTACAACACCATGCGGGACCGGGTGTTCGCCTCTGGCAGCTACGCCGAGGCCCTGGAGATCATCCGGGAGTATGTGGACCTGGTCGATCTGGATGGGATGGTGTGACCGGATGAATGCACGAACGATCAATGTGGCAGCGGCCTTTAACATCATGGACTTAATGGATGCTCTGGAAGCCGACCTATTAAAACTAGATTATGTCCCGGAAGTTGAATTCGACATTGACGGGTTTTGGGATGATATCTTCCAAGTAATCTTGATCCCGAAGTATGACATCCCGCCGGGGCTGCCAAATTACTACACCATCCGTAGAAAGGCGCTGGAAAGTATCATTCACACCGCAGAATCTCACGGACTCCGGCTGACCGGAGATACCATTGAGGACATGGGAGAACACTTCTATATCGTGATGGCCTGTGATAAACGGTGGATCGAGAGGTCCAAGTAACGCAAAAACGGGGGAGGCCCGAAGACCTCCCCCGTTCTCTTTCTGCAAGTGGCAGGCAAATGAATAAGATGCACTTTTGCGACAGAAAAAGTGCATCTTATTTTAGTTTTTGCTCGATTTTTGAAGCAAATGCCCGAGCAAGTTCAATTATTGCTCAAAGCCTGCAACTTACCGGCAAGTTAAATTGCCGGGCTCTCCCAGGAGTCCTCCGGCTGCTGCTCCTGGAAGCCGTTGGCCTTAGCCGCCTCGAAGGTCACGCCGCCCTCGGAGTGCTCGACCTTGCAGAGGGACAGGTACCCTTGCAGACCGGCCCCGATCACGGCCTCGGCCAGACCCACGGCTGCGGTCAGCCAGGCGGCGGTAGCGGTGTAGCCCTGCCGGATGCACATGACCATGAGGACAAAGCACTCCTGGACGATGCCGACCCCGGCCAGGATCACCAGCAGGGTCAGCAGCTTAGACCACTGGACCTTTTTCCGGCCCCGGCGTTTACTTGCCATCGTCGGAGTGGGCCAGCCGGTAGAGCACGGTCGCAAGCTGCTCCCGGGTCAGAGTGTCCTGCCACATCATGGAGCCGTCCAGGCCGCCCCGGAAGATGCCGTTGTCCGCGGCCCAGGTCCGGGCGGCTTCGCTGTATGCGCTGCCCTCCTTGGCCTGGAGCTCCTTACGGTAGCGCTCCATGTATTCCGTGAATTGCTCGTAGGTCAGCATGTCATCATCCTCCTGTTCGGGTTCGGGGTCCTCTGGCCAGAGCGGGGTCCCGTAGCCATAGATCGGGACATAGTCCAGGGTGTAGGCTTTTGCCGCCACGCAGCCCCCGTTGGCGATCAGGGTGCTGCCGCCGGAGGTGTTGCCCTCGATGGTCCGCACGATCTCGCCGTCGCACTCCGTCACAATTCCGGTGTGCGCCCCGCCGGAGGGGTAGGCAGTGCTGGAGAAGAAGATCACGTCCCCGGGCTGGGGCGTGTATCCCGCCTTGCCGTGGAAGGCCCCGTGATTGCGGAACCAGGACACCCCGGCATAGCACCCGGCGTACTTTGGCGCGATATCCGCCAGCCCGGCCTGGTCGAAGCACCAGGAAACGAAAATGGCACACCAGGGCTGACCGTTCAACCCGTACCATTCGCCGTACTTGGTGTAGTTCCCGGACCCGGCGTTGGCGGTCTTGTCTTCCAGGTGCGCGTAGCTGGCCTTTTCCAGGTATCCGATCTCGGACCCGGCGATGGCGATCAGCTTAATCTGCTGGGCGGTCATGGGCCATCGCCTCCTGCTCTGCCGTCACCTGCCCGAGCATCTGATCAACCTGTTCGGCGGCATAGGATACAGCCGCCGCGTCGATCCGCCCCTCGGTAATCATGTATGTCACCACGGAGACCAGGGCGGTCACGATGCCGGCCACCTGGGAGATCACGCCCTCATCCAGCCCAAAGGCCGTGGACAGGCCCACGATCACGCCCACGATGCAGGCCCAGAACTTTCGAGATTTCAGCTTATGCATCATCGTTTTGCAGCCTCCTCCAAATCGCTGATTCGGTGGTTTGCCACCTTGATCTGCTCTTCCAGCACGGGGACCCTCTTGGCAAAATTATTGTGTTCCCGCACTTCCCGCGTCAGGTCCGTGATTTTCTGATCTGTCACGGCCTGACTGATTTTCAGTTGTTCGGTCATTTCCGAAGATGATTTTTTGCTTGTTTTTACGACCCCCGCATAGCTTATGACGGCCACGATGACGGACCCCAAAAGCCCAATCAGGGCCACAGCGATAGAGGATTCCATACGATTCCCCTCCCCGTAAAAATAGAGACAGCCGCTCTCACGGTTGTCTCTTGTTTTGTATTACGCTGCCATGACCAGGCGCGTATAAAGCCCCGCCATGGAAGTTACTGTTTTGTGCGCGTTGAAGTTGGCAGCATAGGCCCGCCAGCTCTGCCAGGATTGATACAGGTCCTCCGCTGACATGGTTCCTGCTCTCACCTGGATTATGTGCAGAAGCCGAGCGCCACGCCAGAGCTGCCGTGGGCGGAGTAGTAGCTGACGCCGCCGAAGTTGGTGACAAAGCTGAAGTAGGAAGTCGAGGACCCCGACCGCAGCCACCAGTTGTAAGCCGAAGCCGCGCCGCTCTTGTACTTGATCCGGTTGGCGTTGGTGTTACGGAACAGGCCGTAATAGGCGCCGGTGGACCCGGACACCTCTGCCGAGCTTGGAATCCACACATCGTCCGTTGTGGTTTGGGTTTCCTGCGTCCCCGCTGTGTTATAAGACGGCTGCTGCTTCGTGACCTCCAGGATGTGGCTCCGCACCTCCGACGGGATCAGGGCCTTGACCGTATCCCGCAGGTAGGACCGCAGTTCGCAGTTCGTCCAGCCGCCGATTGCGCCGGTTCCGCTGTCGTAGTCGTCGATCTCTCTGACCGCGCAATTCTCTATGACCACGCTGTCCTGGGTGACAAGCGCGTCCACGTCGGCTTTCTTCCCACTGCCGCTTGTGTTGCACAGCTTGATATACGGTGCTGACGCATCGGTGTTGTTGAGCTTTGTGGTTTCAAAAACGATGACGTAGGTCGTTCCGCTGGTGATCGCCAGATCGTAGTTCTGGGCGGTGGTGCTGTGGCTGCTGATGACCTCGGTTCCGTCCACCTTCAGCGATGTCGTGTTCGACGCGGACGCTCCTGTGAAATAGATCAGCCGGAGCGTCCCGTTTTCCACTGCTGTAACCGTCAATGTGATTTTTGCTGTGTTGTTCGCCATATAGGCGTTTTTTGAATCCCACCTGTTGTATCCGGTATTGCTCGTGGAGGAGCTCGATCTCTTGAAGCTGTCCTCCTGCTCGAACTTATAGTTTGTCACAAGCTCCGGGTTCATCCGCTTATACGTGTTCAGCAACTGCTCGGAAATCCAGGTGATCGGGGCCCGTCTCGTGCTGTCGCTTGCCAGAACGTCCGTGTCAAAGGCCGCGATCTGCATGTTGATATAGCCCTCTGCGCCCAGATTCAGGCTCATGGTGTCCCCCACGCTGTACCTTGTCGCGTAGTCCCCCAGGGCGATATGCTGGAAGATTTCCGCCCAGGTGTCCGTGATGGTGTGCTCCGGCTCTGCGGAGGCAAACTGCGCGTAACAGGTCGTATTGCCCTGGATATTCGTGTTGCTGGGATTCCAGCCGTCGAAGTCCTTCCCCTCGCCGCTGGGGTCCACGGGCGTTGTCCCGGTATAGGTCGCCGTGCCCCCGTATGGCACGTTCTGGACGGTCTGCAGCAGGGTGCTGCCGTTGTAGAACGTGACCGTATACGTCCGCCCGGTGACGGTATAGGCCGCGTACACGTTCCGGTCCGCCGTCACGGCCTTGGTCGCCGTGGCGTCCGCCGTGGTCTGGTTGGTATACCGGCTCCAGCCCGCGAAGGTATAGGTGTTCGCCGCCGTGGCCGGGCGGGTCGGCGCTCCGGTCCAGGCCCCGTCCCCGCCGTCCGTGACGGTTTCCACGTGCAGCAGCTCGCTGCCGTCATAGTTGTAGTATTTCAGGTCGCAGGAGATGTGGTTATAGGTGATGGTGATGTCCGGGTACCGGGCCTGCATGGAGGCCAGCCAGGCCCCGGTCACAGTGTCCAGCCCCGTGATCGTCCCCGCCGCCACAGCGTGGTCCAGGTTGTTGCCGTTCTCGTCCAGGCCCCGCATGGTGTCCAGCTTGTCATAGAACGCCTCTGCCTCGCTGGTGCTGCTCACGGTCATGGTAAAGCCGATAATCCGCACGCGGCTGTTGGCCGCCATGGCCGCCAGGATGTTCAGAACGGGAATGGTGTTCGCGCTGTTCTCGATCCTGAGAGTTGTGACGTTGGCATAGGACGGCATGTTGAAGGTGGTGATGCCGCCCTGGTTCCGCACGGTCAGGTTCGTGATGGTCCCCGGCAGCCGCAGGGTTTTCAAAACGCCGCCGTTGGGTACCGCGCAGGAGGTGATGGCCGTCCCGTCGAAGTATACGTCCTCGATGTTCGCCGCGCCGGACAGGTCGATGGCCCCGGTCAGGGCCGTGCAGTTCCGGGCGTCCACGCTGGACAGAAGGGCGTTGTTGCCCACATACAGCTCCGTCAGGTTCCCGTTGGTATAGCCCGCGTCGCTGTCGCCCACCTTGATGCTCTGGAGCCTCGTCGCCATGGAGAAGTCCGCAAAGCCCACTTTCAGGCCGCTCAGGTCCCCCACGCTGGCAAGCTGGGACGCGGAATAGATATAGATTTCCGTGTCGTTCACGTTGTCCAAGGGACACACGAGGGTCGCCGCTGTGTTCCTGGCCCCTCTCTGGGAAACCAGATACGAGCCGAACTTCACGGCGGGATAGATGTCCGCGTATGGGGTGATGGTGATATTCGCCTTGGCATAGCCTCTGAGCTGGATCACGTCCGTCAATGCGTCCCCGGCGTTGTACTTGCTGTCGATATACCTGAATCGGTTGTACAGCCACCATTTCCGCTGCTCCGCCTTGCTGCCCTGGGCCATAGACAGGTAGGACGCGGTGCCGTCCTCGATCAGCGGGTCGATGTACTTGTACCAGCTATCCTCGTTGAACAGCGCCTCCGGCCACTTGGCCTGATGGTTCTCAAATGCGCTTTCCACCAGGCTGTAGCTCAGGGCCCCGGTGGAACGCAGATTTTGATACATGCTCTGGATTTGAGGCCGGAAAGCGTCCCGCAGGTTGATCCACATGACCGACTGCTGCCCGTTGAACACGTCCGCGCCGGAGCTGGTCGTGTCCGTGTCCTCCAGCGAGTAGTCAAACGCCAGAGCGCCCTCGTTGTTGATGCCGATTGCCGTGTCGAAGTCATAGGGCAGCCAGCACCATTTGTCCCCGCCCAGCATGGAGGGGAAGGCGTTCTTGGCCCGGCTGTCCACCATGAGGAACAGCTCGGTAAACAGGTAGTAGAAATATGCGCTGCTCAGTTCCAGGTGGTCCGCAGCCTCCGTCTTGAACTTCGCCAGCCGGTAGGCGGCGTTGTCCACGGTGTGGGTGTTCCCGTCCACGTCGGTATAGGGGGTTTCCAGGGTGTCCCCGGTTGCCGCGCTCTGGTCCGTTGTCACCAGCCATGCCGCCAGGGCCGCCAGATTCGTCCCGTCCTCGTTCCCGTCCGGGTACCGGCCCTCGAAGTCGTTGAGCCAGTCCGTGCCGGAGAAGTCCGCGCTTTTCCACAAAACCCGGTCCGATGTGTTGTTTAGGATTTCCCAGCTCTCGTCCTCCACCTGGAAGCCGAATACTTCTTCGGTGCCCTTGTCGTTGTTGAAGTTGTACTTTCCAACAAAGGCAACGTCCGTCCCGTTGTCCCAGAAGATCACGATGGGGAATCCGTCGATGCCCTGCCGGACCCGGCTGTCCGCTTCCTGGGGCGGGGTCTGGTACGGGCAGGCGTCGTTGTACAGCCGCACCAGCTCCACATTGTTGGCACCCTCGGAGGAGGCCACGTCCGCTTTCATGGTGAAGGTCTTGGTGGGGATGGAATCGCTCCGCATCCCGAAGGTCGGCACGGTCTGGCCGGTTGCCGTCATGGTAAAGCCGCCGTTGAACTTGATTTTGTAGTTTTTCCGGGGGTAATACTGGCTGGACGTGCCCTGTACGTCGATCTGGGCCCCGGTGAATGAAAAGGACTTCGAAGCGTTCGTCGGGTCCACATAGTACCCGGAAATGGTTTTCTTGTCCCCCTTGTACTGGGGCAGCTCCGCCGCCGTCAAAACCAGATACGGCAGGTCGCTGGGCAGCTTCTCGATGACGACCTTGCCGTAAGCGTCAAAGATGTCGTTGTGCCCGTACCGCTCCAGCATGGTGGTGATGCTCTGGGCGTCCGCGATCCAGTTGTCCAGGATTTGATACCGGGTCAGGTCGTTGTCGTACACCCGGATGCAGTACACGTCCGTTGCCGCGTCCCCGGACCCGATGGAGATGCCCACGGGGCTGACCTGGGAGAAGTCATCGTCCGCCGGATACTGCACCACCCCGGACATGATCCCGTTGATGTAGATGTACAAAAGCCGGTTTTCCGTCCGCTTCTCCGCCACAAAGCTGATCCGCACATGTTCGTCCTCTTTGTACTGGGTGCTGATTTCGCTCTGCTCCGATGCCAGCCTGGCTTTCTGGGCTGTGAGCTGGAAGCCCCGGCCCCCGCTCATGCAGGAAATGACCGCCGTGTCATAGTTCAGGATGTTCCGGGTGGCAAACTCGATCTCGATGGTCTTGCCGGTGCCCCGGAAGTCCTGTGCAAAGGGCTGATACGGGATTGTGACCCGGGCCGCCCCGGCTACCCGCAGGGCCGTCACGCCCTGGCTGTCTGCGATCCAGCCGTCGGAGACAAAGTTGAAACCGGTCATGGTTGCCGAGATATTGTTGTCCGTGTCAACCCACGTTCCGGGGTTTGCTTCGCTGTTGGACCTGCCGTAACTGGTCAGATACAGGGCCAGGTCCTGGGTTTCCGCGTGGGCGTCGATGTCCGATTCGGTCACGGTGAGGCTGATCTGGAGAATCGTTGCCCCGCACACGATGGCCAGGGTCAGGGCCCCGGTATCGTCCGGGCGATAGCTCCAGGTCTGTTCCGTCCGGTCCACGGTCAGGGTGCTGACCGCCGTCCCGTTCACTTTCAGGGTGATGGAGCTTTGAAGGCTGTTGGGGGTATACACCCGGTATGGAATCGCCAGGGTGTTGTACTGCTCCACGGTGCTGCCCCGGAACGTGGTCCCGATGATGGGGACGCTGCTTTCCGGGTCCACCACGATCAGACTGTAATACAGCTCATTGGACCGCACCGTTTCCCCGTCGATGGTCGCCTCAAAGTAGACCAGCAGCGTGTGGGCCCCGTGGCTCAGTCCCTCGATGGTATAGCCCAGCTGCCGCCCGCTCACGGTCACGGTTTCCGTCCCGTCCGTGGTCCCGTCCACGATGAAATACACGGTCTTTTCCACCGAGCCGATGGGGGTATAGGTGTATTCGATGTCCGCCCCCGCCGCGAAGGTGCCGGAGGTGTCGAAGTTGCTTTCCAGCCGCAGTTCCACCATCGTCACGGTATAGGTGATGGTCTTGGAGTTGTCATACACGTCCGCGATCTTCACCTTGACCTTGTTGGTTCCGGCGGTCAAAAATCCGCTCACTTCCACGGAAACAGCGCCCTGGGCCACGTTCGCCGTCTTTTTCAGTGCCCCGTTCACGGTCACGGTCATGGTGCCGTCCCCGGTCGCCAGCCCATCTTCCAGGCTGGACCAGGTGAGCTGCAGCAGGCATTTGGAGCTGGTGCTTATGGTCCGCGCCAGCCAGCCGGTGGTGTTGGTCACGGTCAAAACGGCGTTGTTGCCTCCGCCTCCGCCGCCTCCGCCGCCCCCGGCTACCAGGGGGATGCCGTTTTCGGACCTGACGCCCTTATAGGTCGGGTACACATACCCGGTTTCTTCGTCCTGCTCCAGTCCCAGATCGTCCACGTCTACCAGCACGGACGCCGCCGGTGCCCGGCGCAGGGAGTGCACGGTTTGCCCGCCCTCCTGTTCGTCCTGGGTGACCAGGATATAGCCGGTCTGCTCGTCCACTTCCTGGACGGTTTCCGTCTGGGTGATCCGTTTATACGCCATGTTGCCCTCCTTACAAAACCATCAGCTTGACGTGGCCCTCGTCCAGCCGCGCCATGACCCTAAACCGGGTCCGTTCCGCCGAGGCTGTGGCGATGCCGTCCGCGCCGGGCGCCGCCCAGCCGCCCGGCTGGCATGTCCCGTCGTCCACGGCCACCAGCTTGCCCACCAGGCCCACCGCGTCCCATTCCGGGCGCTGGCTCCGTGGTATATACGGCTTGGTGTGGTCATACGCCGGGTTCAGCGCCAACTGACGTTCTGTGTGTGCTGGAACTACCACCTCAACCACTGTCTCCTCCGTTTCCGGATCAATACGTTCGATGGTTTCATCCGGGACCTCAACATCTTCCCAGACGGGAGTTCCGTAAACGTCCGTCAGATACATTCCCTGCCACTGGTCGTCATACACGTCACCGCAGACTGAAGGCCGGCCCGAAACAATGCCGAGAATAAAGGAATCCGACGGCCCTGCCAGCGAGATTTTATCCCCGCGCAATGTCACGAAGCGCCCCCTTCTGTCTTCGGCCTCCGGGTTGCCGTCCTGCCATTCAAACATCTCGGCATAGTCCGCGCCGGTGGCGTAGGCAGCCACGCCATACACGCCGGTGGGCGTGACCCGGAACGCATTTGCGCGGGCGTCATCGGCTGTGCCGCAGCCTACCAGGAACAGGGATGCGTTGTCCTCCACGTTGTACTTCCCGATGGCCGTTTGTGCATCGCCCGCCGCGATGGTCCCTTGCCCACCAGCGTGAGAATTAAGGCCAGATGCGGTTGTATCTACCCCCTCCGCATGGCTGTGCCGTCCCGAAGCTGTAGCGCGTAGTCCCTCCGCGTGAGCCGCTTCTGCATATTGTGTCGTTTTTGAATACCATCCCTCTGCGTGACTATGACTGGCCGCAGCCTCTGTCAGATACCCTTCTGCATGTGCGCCAAATCCTCCGGATGCTTTTGCCATATACCCTTCCGCGTGGCTTGCGTTGTTCCCGGTCGCTTCACAGAAAATGCCTTCTGCGTGAGAACCGTTCCCAGTTGCCTTGCTCTGGCTGCCTTCCACATGGCAGTCTGCTCCGCTTCCCTCGTTCGAAAGGCCTTCTATCGTCGCTCTGACCCCGACGGTCGTTCCGCTGGCTTTCCCTATTTGGATATAGCCGTTACTGTTTCCGGTACCTCCTCGATCGGCCGATAAAATACCTGAATTGATGTCGCTGGCTGCGTGGTTGTGGCTTGCCGCTGCCGCCCCGATGTCGCTGAGGACTTGGGCCGGTGTTTTCTCCGTCATGGCGTTGGTCCCATCGCCTACCAGGTAGCTCCCTGCGGTTACAGACCCCTTCCCAGTCCCGCCCCGCGCCACGCCCAGGGTCCCGGACGTGACGTCGCTTGCCGCGTGATTGTGTACGGCTGCCGCCGCTCCGGCTTGGGTGTAGGTGACGCTGTGCGGGTTGCTGGTGTTCGCCAGATGGGAAATCAGGTCCCCTACAGCCTTTTTCAGCTTGCCGAAAATGGTTTTCAGTGTCTCGCCGCTGTTCGGCTCCGCCAGCGTGGAGGCTTTTGTGAAGGTGACAACGGTATCATCCGGGGCGGTGTTTGGCACGTTGCCCAGGCCCACCTGCTCCTTGGTCACGCGATGGGGGTTAGTGTAATCGTGGATATGATCCGCCAGCTCCCCCTTGGTGGCGTACAGGGCTGCCGCGTCGATGGTCGCCGTGATGGTCGCCATGTCCGCCACATACACCTGCACGTTGTAGGGCATTTCCAGCATCCGGTCCGCAAAGGCCGGAACATAGTCCGCCACTGCGCTGTCCGTGTACTCGTATGCATACAGGATTTCCGCCGATTGGTTGGTCGGGTGCCGTGCGATGATCCCCAGCTCCGTTGCCCGGAACCCGGTTGTAATACCCTGGTTAATCAGGGTCGCTGACAGGATGGCATAGCCGTTTGCCGGTTGGGTGGTCACAGCCACGTTGTTCGACCGCAGCTTCTGGCTGGTCAGGGCCGCCGCGTTCGGTCCTGCGTTGGTGCCGTCCCCCATGACCAAAGCCTTGAACACCAGGTTCACGTCGCCAGCCAGCGCCCGTGTCAGAAGGTCAATGCCATCCGGGGTCAGTTTCATGCTCATTTCGATTTCTCCTTTTTACATGTCCAGCAGCAGGCTGTCTGTCTCGTCGGTCAGCTCGATGAAGTATTCATCTTCCAGCACCGGCGGGGCCTCCCCGGCCACATTGACCGTCCGTCCATAGACGGTATACTCCCCATAGTACAGCCTGTGCTCCGGCTCCCGAACCCGGGTCCAGATGATTTTCTCCAGGTGGGAGCGGACCGCTTTCCAGTACGAGACGTTTTTGAGCAGGCGCTGGACCTGCTCATCCGGAATGCCGGTGATGTCGATGTTGGTCACATCGATCAGGATGCGGAAGTAATACGGATCGCCGCCGAACTCCCACCACTCCGAAACGGTGCCGGTGGGGATGATCTCTCGGACGCCCCGAGCCACGGCGGCTTTTGTTCCGCGGGTCCTGTGGATGAAAAAACAGTCCTTGATGGTTGCCCGCTTTATGTCGAGGGAGGCGTCGTAATCGTACCAATCCACCTTGAAGTCATAGGCCAGAATGTCCAGCAGGCCCTCGGGCAGCTCGTCGATCCTGGCGTAGATGCTGGCCAGGGCGATGTCCGCCTGCTGGGCGGCCAGGACCTCGGCAGCCGCGGCGCCGAGGGCATCGGTGTTTTCGTCCTCGGCCAGGACCCTGGGGAGCTGGGCCAGTAGATTAGCTTCGGTGATGCCGTAGGCGCTATTCATCCTCCACGCCCCCGTTCAGGATGGTGATGGTGTCGCCGCTTGTAGTGTCGCAGATGCCGATCTGCGGGATCGTGTCTGCCAGGACATAAGTCCGGCCCTCTTCCAGCACGCCGTCCCGCAGGGATGTAAAGACGGGTTCCCGGATCACCACCCGCTTGACGCCGGTCTCCATGATCATGGCGATCAGCTTGGAGGGGTTGATGTCCCGGCCAAGGTGCGAGGCCTGCCACTGAATAAAATCCTCCACAGCCTGGTTGACCGCGGCTGTGATCGCGGCGGCAGAGGCTGTCTGCTGCCTGGGGATGTAATAGGTCAGGTCGATGTTGTAGTGGACCACGCCGGGGTCCGACACTGCTACATGGTCTGTGTCAGGCCTCCGCGTCTCTGCATTACAGGCGGCCAGGATCAGGGCCTTGACCGCCGCCGAGGCGATGGAGCCGTCCTCCATCGTGGCATAGATGCGGACCTCCCCCGGGCTGGGCGAATTCACCACCACGTCTTCGATCTCCGTCGATACGGATTTGGCGAAATACTCATATCCGCCGATGGAGCCGGCAGTGGACAGGGAATCCAAAGACAGGCGCAGCAGCGCATAGAATTCGTCGTCGGTCGGCGGGTCCGAGCCGCCGTCGCTGACGATGGTGTTGGCGCAGGCGGTGTAGTAGTCATACACGTCCACGATGGTGTTGAGGGATCCGACGGGCCAGCCGTTGCCGGCCACGCCGGCGGTCTGGCAGACGACATCCGCGTCCACATAGGTCGCGCCGATCGGGACATAGGCGTCCTCCCGGGTGGCCCAGTAGAGGGTCTGGCTGCCGTCCGTGACCCGCGTTCCGGCAGGCACCAGGATCGTGGAGGCCTGGGCAGCAGAAATATAAAAGCGCACTGTACAGTGCGCATACGTTGCGTCAGGTCGTCCTTCCTGGATATACAGCTCTGCCAGAGCGTCCAGGTTTGTTCCTTCAGCCCGACTAGGTAAGTTCTGGTTACCTGTCCAGTTAATCAACCCGCGATCCTGAAGGACAATATCCTCCACCCATTTGATGAACAGCATCTCCGGGGAGGCAGGCTGCACCGTTACGCCGGTCAGGGATTCCCATTTGGCAATCATCGTGGCCTCCAGGGCAGCCACGTCCATGCTGACGAACTGGTATTGGGTGGCTCTACTCATCCGGGATATTCACCTCCACCTGTGGAATCAGGACCCCGTCGTTGCTATGGCGAAACGAGGCCGAAACGAATTCGGCTCGGGGTTCAAACTTTGCCAGGGCCTCCCGCACCTCAATTATCAGGATAGGCAGGGCCACATTGGCGGGCTTGTCGAGGAAGTTCATGGGAATGCCAAACTCCCTGTACATGGGGACAGAGCCCCGTCTTGTCCGCAGGATTATCGAGATGTTCTGCAGGATGGACTTGCCCCGGTCGCTCTCATTGAGTGTGATTATCTGCGGCGCATAGGAAACTGTGTAGCTCATGCAGCACCTCCTACCAGTAGACATACTCCAGTAGGCTCACGGAATCGACACAGTGAGTCAGATCGCCATCCGCGTCGTAATGCTGGAGTTTGACGGTGTGCTTTTGAATGGTCCACCGATACTTGCCATACGCCTTTCGCCCGAGCACAAGCGGGAGCGTTGTGCCGTCCCGCATATACTTCCATATCAAGTTCAGCGATTCCTGTGGGTTGACCCCCAGGTACGCCGACAGCGTAATGTCAAATTCGATTTGGTCGGGGTCATCGCCGGTTTTCTCGGTTTTGGCATCGGTTAAATGCCGTTCATGGACTGCATACCGGGCGGACCCCGACCAGACCATGTTTTCAATCGTCCGGATGGTCTCGTCCGATACTTCAAAAATGAGGTCACCCAGCATACCGATTTGTGCCATCAGTAAATCCCTCCGATCACAAAGCCGTCCGAATTGAAGATGGGCAGGTAGATACAGACTACGTTGTCGTTGATCTTTGGCATCCACTGTTTGATGATGAGGTCATGCTTGTGGTTGGCATAGGCGTAGTCACCGTTGCCGCCGGCCTCATACTCCGTCCGCTGGGGCACATCATAGTCTGGGATATAGGGCCGGTTGTCCAGCACATGGAGCCAGCCAGAGGTAAAGCCCTCGCCCTGGAATTTCACTCGGGCCAAGTGCTTGTCGTTGTCAACATCCGTGACCGTACCCTTGCGGATCAGCCCGGCCAGGTTTTTTTGTGCGTCCATCAGTATCCCTCCAGTACACGGCGGGCAGTAATGGCGGTTCGGTAGCCGTCTTTATTGACCCGGTGCTTCGCCTTAGTGATGATGTACTTGCCAGCCCAGCCGCCCCAGTCTTCGGTTTGGATCGTCAGTCCGGCCAGCAGCGTCGGGTCCCCGGCCATTTCAAACTGCACCAGCCGCTCGAATTTGTTGTGCAGGCGCAGATTCTTTTCAGCTAGGGCTTTGGCCTCGCCGACAGACCCAACCTTGCGGTTCAGGTCCAGCTGTTCGTTACCTTCTTTGGTACTGTCATAGTCATCGCAATAGGCAACACCCTCGATGACAGAGCCGGTCTCGATATCGTTGTACCAGACGCGGCAGCTCTGATACTGGGTGTCAGCGGTGGACGTCATCAGCGCGAAGGTGTCATAGCTCCCATCGCCTCGGGTGATCGTCTTCACCGGGGCTTTGCTCTCATAGTCCACCTGATCAAAGACTACAATCTGCTGATTGGTGGCTTTGAGAGACAGGCCGGCATCGTGGCAAAGCTGCTGGAGAAAAGCGATATCTGTAACCTGGTATTGCTCGACCCGGTCATAGAACGGGTCGTTGCTCGCCAGGAACATACAGCTCATGCCATTGGTCGACGCCATCTCTCCGGCAATGCCGGAGAGGTTGTAGCTTTCCCAGGCTTTGCACTTCGCGGTCTGGCGGAACTGGGCTGTAAACGGCAGTGATGTGGCCTTGATGACCACCACCGTGGGCGGTCCGGAGACTTCCACGCTGTCCAGCTCAAATTCGCCGGTATCTAGCTTGTCCTCCCCGCCATCCCCGTTCCAGTTCTGGCGGACGATCTCAGCCCGGATGCTCATGCCGCGTCCTGCCGCCGCATCCACGGCATAGTTCAGCCAGCTGCAGAGCCAGATTCCGGGCGCTATGGTCATGGCATCCTGAAATTCGATTTGCAGGTCGTCTGCCTCGTCTTCCTGCATGTCTGTGTAGATCAGAGACAGGAAGTACGGCCGCAAACGCTCCGTGACATCCACGCCATTGAAGAAAAGGTTGACCTTTGTCCTCCGGGCAAGGTCTTTGTCGATCATGCGTTCACCTGCTTCCAGGGCGGCGCTGTGCCGGGCGCGGTATCAGTGATTTCCGGCAGGGTCAGAGCAATCCCTGCCGGAAACATGAAGTAATTCAAATAGTCCTGGTTACTCAGCATCAGTGCGCCGGCGTGCTGGCAGCTTCCAAGCTGCTGATAGGCAATCGAGTCCCACATATCCCCTTGGACGGTAGTGTAGGTTGCCATCAAAACCGCCTCCTTTGCCGCTCCGATTCCACCCGGGCAATCAGATCCTCCAGCCTACGCTCCAAGTCACGGTCATGCTCCCGCAGGGTGCTTTCCAGGTCAGAGGAAACGTCAGCCCCAGAGATCTGATAGACTGGGGCATAGCTGATCTCATAGACCACCTGATCCCCGGCGGCAGACCCGTCTGACGCAGCATCCTCCGTGGCTGGGATTGCTACAATTGGCTCCCTCCGTGCCTCGGCAGCCGAAGTCTTTGACTGCTCCGCCTGCAAACGGGCATAAGCTTTCTGGTTTGGCAGGTTTGCCATAACAGTACCGATCTCGGCCAGCTCCGGCCCGTATTCGCCTACCAGGGCGTAGCCGGTCCTGGCGTCCTCTGTCCCGGAGGCATAGGCAGGAATGTACTCGGTCAAAAGCGGGGCAAGTGTCTGGATGCTCTGGGCTTCCTGCTGCAGCCGTGCCGTTTCGTCCGCGGTCAGGACCTTTTCGCCCCCCTGGAAATACACCAGCTCCGGCCCGTATTCGCCTACCAGGGCAAGCCCCTCTTTGGCAAAGTCTGTGCCTGATGCATAAGCGGGAAAGCTGTCCGCCCGGCCCGGTTTTGTGATCGTGATTTGCGGCGTGGCGCTGATGCCGCCCAGGGAAGTCGAGATTACGTTGGCAATGTTGCCAAACGCGGTCTGAATCTCCGGGAGCATCCCGTTGGCCCCGTCCAGGAACGCCTGCAAGGTCTTTTCCGCATTCCGGCGGGCCTCGTCGCTCAGGTCCAGATCTTCGATGCTGTCGGCGACCTCCTGGGTCAGGTCCTCCATTTCCCCGGCAAAGTCCTCGTGGAACTGGGCGATTGCGTCAGCCGTTTCCTGCTGCACGGCCTGGAGGGCTTTCCAGTCCTCCACCATTTGAGCCAGATCCTCGTCGCTGGCCGAGGCCAACCCCGCGATGGCGTTGACGGAATCCGCGCTGCCATCTGCAAAGGACGCGATTACATCACTCAAGCCCTCGATCTCGTTGGCCCGGTCTGCCAGGGAGGCAAGGTTGGCATTATAGTTCTGCCAATACTCCACCTGGCTCTGCACGTTGCCGCCTATGGTTTCCGCGCTGGTCGCGGATACATCGGCAGCCTCATCCCATAGGGCATACTGCCCGGTGATGCTGTTATATGCAGCGTCGTAAACCTCCTGATATGCTTTCGCAAGTGCCTGTGCGCGGGTGGTCACGTCCTCAATCACAGCTTCCAGCGTTTCGGCGTCCGCAGCCTGTCTAGCCTCAGCCTCCTGAAGCTGATGAGTCTTGTCGGCCACGGCCTCAATCGCTTCGGCTTCCTCATCCAGGGCGCCGGTCAGCTCGCCAGCGTTGTCGGCTGCGTAGAGGCTGGCCTCGGAGAATACCGCAAGGCCACCGTCCACAACCTCCTGGAAGCTGTCTTTGGCCCGCTGTTTTGTGGTCTCGTCCAGGTCCAGGCTGTCGAGATAGGCGTTGTATTCTTCCTGGAGCTGGGCCAACTGCTCCGGGAACTGCCCCGTAATGTTGGTCAGGCTTTCGGCGGTGGCATCCTGGGCCCGCTGGAGCAGCATCCAGTTCTGCACCATGGATTCCACTTCGCTGTCTGTGGCCGAAGCCAGTGCAGCCACAGCCGCAATGGACTCATCACTGCCATCGGTGAAGGAAGCCAGCATTTGATCCAGCCCCACGATGTCCGTCCTGGCAGCCAATTTGGTCAGGTTGTTGTTATAGTCATACCAGTGGGTGATCTGGCTCTCCAAAGCAGCGTTCATGTCGCCGACGCTGGTTTCCGCCACCGCAGCCACCTTGTCCCACAGGGCATACTGACCCCGCAGGCTCTCCTGGGCCTCGGCGTAGGATTCCGCGTAGCTGTCGATCAGGTCATCAACGGCCTGGCGGGTGACCACGGTTTTGTCCGCAAGCTGCTGCTGTGCGGCGGCCGCTGCGGATGCGGCGGCTTCTTCCTCGGCCAGTGCATCGGCAGTCAACCCGAGCCTTTCTTCCAACTCGCTTTGCTTGCCTGCCATTTCATCAAGCACAGCCTGGGCAGATTCCTGCTCCGCAGAGTAGCTTTCCAAAGCCGCCTCGGCCTCAGAAAGGGTTCGACCCTCATTCTCATGCAGGTCAATGAGCTGCGTCAGCCATCCGGAAGTTGTCCGGGCAGCGTCCGCCTCATCGTAGGCCTGTTGGGCTGCGTTGTACTGCTCTCTGGCAATGGCGGCGTTCGCCTCGATCTCGGCCAGCAGGTTTTCCTGCTCTCCGATATCCTGGAGCAGCTGTACATAGGCTTCATAGTCCGCCTGCTTTTTGCGGGTTTCTGCTGCCTTTTCAGCCGCCGCACGGATTGCCTCGGCCGTCATATTCAGCTTTCCGGTGGTTTCGTCCAGGGTCAGGCCCAGGTCTCCATACCGGCTGTTCAGTTCGTCCACAATGCCATTGAGAACGTACTGTTCATCCGCTGTCAGACTGGACTTCGCCGCCAGTTCCTCCAGCTTGTCGATCAGGGCCATAGAGCCTTCCGTTTCGCCCTCGATGCCGGCCTTGGTTTCCTCATATGCGGACAGCGACGCAAGATGCGCCTCGTTCAGACTGTTGAGGCGCTCTTCCAGCCCGGAAACGGTCTGTTTGTGGGCCTCGTATTCGTTGGTCAGGTCGCCGATCCGGATTTTCAGTTCCTCGGCCTCATAGGAATTCTCCTGGCCTTTTTGTACAAGCCGGTCATACTCGCTGTTCAGCTTTTGCAGCTCAGAATACTGCTGCTGCGAGGTCAGGGTCAGGTCAGCAAATTCATCGTCCGCCTCATCCGCAGCGGAGGCGAGGGCAGCAAAGATGCCGACCAGAGCCCCGGCGGCGAGCACCCCGGCCATGATCGGACTGGTGAACATGCTCGCCATATCCAGAGCTTTGATGACCTTGGACACAGCAGCATACGCTGTCAGGCCAGCCGTAGCGGTACCGACCACGCCGACAAAGGCGGTCACGGCCCGGAGCAGGGCCGGGTTATCCTGTACGAACTCGTTGGCAACGCCCAGCACATCTGTCCCGATGGCGTACAGCTTCCGGAGGTCGCCTTGGAACTCCTCGCCGATGGAGGTTTTCAGGGCATCCATAGCCGATTCATATAGAGTGATTTGCCCCTGCAGATTGTCCATCTTAATCTGGGCCATTTCTTGGGCCGCGCCGGTGCAGCTTTGAATGCTGTCGGTGAGGGACTGGAAATCGTCATCCGTTGCGTTGATGATAGACAGCAGACCGTTGTAGGTCCGGGACCCGGCAATGGTCATGGCGTTGTTGACCTTTTCCGCTTCGGTCATCTGGCCAAAGACGTCCCGGAGCTCGTTCACAGTCGAGGCCCAGGACTTCATGGTTCCGTCCACATTGATGGCGCTGAGCTCATACTCACCAATGGCTGCGCCGGTGAGCGTCACGCCCTGCAGCAGACCATTGAACGTGTTTTTTAGCGCCGTGCCCGCGTTGCTGCCCTTGATACCGGCGTTTGCCATCAGGCCGATGGCAACAGCTACGTCATCCACGCTGTACCCCAGGGCCCCGGCGATGGATGCCGAGTTTTTGAAGGTCTCGCCCATAATAGCGACGGACGTATTGGAGTTCGTGGCCGCAGCCGCCAGCACATCGGCAAAGTGCGCTGTGTCAGAGGCTTTCAGGCCAAAGGCGGTGAGGTTATCCGTCACAATGTCGGACACCTGGGCCAGGTCCTCCCCGGATGCCGCCGCCAACTGCAGGACGCCGTCCATGCCGGAAAGCATCTGCTCGGCATCCCATCCGGCCATTGCCATGTAGGTCATGGCCTCCGCGGACTCGGTGGCGGTGTATTTCGTGGTTGCCCCCAGGTCCTTTGCCATTTGGGACAGCCGTTCCAGGTCGTCAGCCCCCGCCCCCGACAGGGCCTCTACGGTGCTCATGGTGGCCTCGAAGTCCTTGGCAATATTGACACATGCCTCAAACTCCGCATAGATCGCTCTAAGGCCCTCAGCGATGCCAGCTGACACCAAGGCGGTAGATGCTGCGTCCAGGGCATCGGCGGTAGACCGGCCCATGTCCTCGGCGCTCTTGGCTGCATCCTGCTCCTGCTGCCGCAGCTGTCCGATCTCTGCGTCCAGCCGGGCGCTCTCCTGGGTCAGGTTGCCGGTATCGACCCCCGCCTCTTTCAAGGCGGTTTCCATGGTTTTCAGCTTGTCAGTTTGGGATTGTAAGCTATTATTGGTAGTGTCAATTTGCCGTTGTCTGCTGAGCATTTTGTCGTTTAGCTCAGTTTCGTATTTTTGGGCCTCACGCAGCATTGCGTTAAGCCTTTCCTGGTCGCCAGTCTCACTCTCAATCTGCTTTTGCAACTGTGCGGAGTACTCTTCTGATTTTTTCTTTTCCTGATTCAGATTCTCGTACTGCGCTTTGAGAGATGCCAACTTCTGGTTCGTGGCCTCGATCTTGCCCTGCTGCTTTTCATAGGCGGAAATATCCGCCTGGGTCTTGTTCAGATTCACGATCTCTTTCTGGATCTCGGAAATCTGAGATTTTGTCCGGTTGATGGTAGAGGCGAAGCCGCTGCCCTGTTTTGCCGAAAAGATGAACGCAGCCTCCCACGTCTTTCCCAGTGTGGACATATCACCCCTCCATCCCTTTCATCGTTGATTGATCCGCTGTTGCAGGTCGTTGTGTGCGCTGATCCATTCAGCCAGTTCCCGGAGCGGCAGATGCAGCAGCCAGGGAACCGGCATGTTGTCCATCCGCGCCAGTATCAGGCAGTTCGCCCGGAGCCATTGCCCGCCGTCGCCGATCACAACTCCGAGCGAATCAAAAAAGACCGAGCTTGATTCAGAATCCGGTTCATGTCCCGCAGGGGCATGGCCCGCAGCGTGTCTACCCCGATCTTTGCGTCGCAGGCCCGGGCCGCGATCCTGGCGCAGTATTCGCCGGACAGTTCCCGGACTATCAGGGCCTTGCCCATGGCCTGCAGCTCGGCCTCCACGCTCAGACCGTCCGCGCCGGTCAGCGCGCCGAAGTCAAACACCATATCGTCATAGGTCTTCCCCTCATAGCGGAATGGCTTGGCGAAGTGATGGACGTACACATCTGCGTCCACCTCTGCCGCCTGGGCCTCCGCCAGGGAGACCTCCTTTTCGTCAAGTTCAAAAATATCTGCCATGATGCGTTGCTCCTTTCAAAAGTCACCCCCGGACTCTTTTTCAGAATCCGGGGGTATGCCAGTTCGATTTCAGGCTTACTTGCCCAGCGCCTTTCTGACAGAGGCCAAGTAGTCCACGCCGTCCACCTCGTAGATGTAATCCTCCGGAGAGACCTCGCGGACCTTTACGCCGTTGATCCAGGTCGCCCAGTAGCGCACAGCATAGGTGCCGCTGGCGCCGGTAGTCGAGTTGGGCGCCACGTTCCCCACGTTGTGGCTCTTGGGGACAACCACCATAACGTGCTTTTCCGGCACGACATAGAGACTGTCATCCACGGAGTTTTCGTGGTTCTGCGCGATGCGGAAGTCCAGATGATGCCGCCGCAGCTCGGACAGTTTGATGCTGTCCGGGGTGGTGGTGCGGAAGTTGATCCCCACCTCCATCGCGTCCATAAGGCCGAGCATCACGGCGTCAATGTTACCGGCGATGCCAGCGCCTGAGATCTGCGTAACGAGGTTCGAGAGGGTGGGCATGACCACGGAGGCAAAGCCGTAGAAGATGGCACCGTCCTCGTAGACCTCAAAGTTCACATTCGCCTGATCCATGTGTGTCTTCCCCCTTCCTTACGCCGACATCAGCGAGGAGACGTAGTTGACGTCATACTCCAGGATGAAGTCAACCTCCTGCGCCGGGCTGGGCGGCGTCATATATACGTGGAGCCGGATGATGCCGGCCATCAGGTCGGTGAGCGGGTTCTCCGCCTCGATCATCTCCACCCGAGCGCCCAGCAGGTAGCCCCGGGCGGTCAGCCCGTTGAGCCAGATGTTGGCGCTGTCCACGATGCAGTCGATCAGGCGCCGGTTCAGCGGGTCGTCCAGCTTGTACCAGAACGTCTTGATCAGGGTGTTGCTCACCCAGTCGAACATGCGGCTGATGGGGATGAAGTAGTTCTTCACGTCCTGATCGCCGGGGAAACAGGCGGTATAGTTGCCCCAGGCCTTCCACCCAGTCATGAAGTTCAGGAACGTACAGATGCCGGCTGCGTTCAGGATATTGGCCTGAGCCAGGGTCAGGACGACCTCGGTGCCGTCGCTGGTGCAGAGCCGGTCGATGCTCACGTTCTTGTTGCTCGGGCTCTCATAGGGGATGCCGCTGTTGTCGGTATCCGTGGATGCCATCCGTCCGGCGAGCATGGTGGATCCGTGGAAGATGTAGTCCCCCAGGCCGCCGCAGGGCCAAACGGCGATCATGTCCTCCGTGTAGGAGCCGCCGTTCTTGGCGGTTACTGCAGCGGTGTAGCTGTCCGCCTCGATGTCCACAACGGACTTGCCCTTGAACAGGCCGTTGACTGACGCGATCTTGGCCGCCATTGCCGCCGCGACCACGCTCTGGTCGGAGAAGCCGGGAGCCAGAATGACATCGGGGATGATGGAGAACATGGGCATGCACAGGTCGATATACTCGCAGGCCGCCGCCACCGTTGCCGCAGCGGGCGCAGACAGGTAGTATGCGATCACGTTGCCGTTTCCGGAGGCAGGGGCATTTTTCAGTGTCACCTTGCCGGTGGATGCGTCGTAGGCGGTGATCTCCACTGCCGTCCCGCTCACTTCGACCTTCTGGACCGTCTTGGGCTTGGCTGTGACGGTGAATTCCTTCACCGTACCGTCGCCGTTAAAGGACTGGTTAAGAATGGTCTCAGTCAGGGGCAAGAAGATGACCGGCTGACACTGGGAGTAGGCGAAGTGATACTTCATAACCTCGCAAATGCCGTAGTCGATCCAGTTGTCCGAGTAGCCCAGATGCTTCTCTGCCTCGGCATAGGATGTGGCAAGCACCGGCACGTTGGGCGTCGCTCTGTCGGCCGCGTCCACGCTGGCAAGCGGGGCCACTCCGATCACAAAGGGAATGCCGCTGGTGGCGGTGTTCACGGTGGAAAGACTGGTGTCAACCTCCGTGTTAAAAATGCCATGTCTTGCTGCCATTGATTGTTTCCCTCCTTATGCCCGCAGGGCCCGGTACGCTTTGTACAGGGCTTCCCCGGGTGTTTTTACTTTGATGCGGTCCTCCGGCAGGGTCGCGCCGTCCACGATCAGCTCGGCAATGCCGGGCTTTTTCGCAAGGGCAAGCTGCACCTGCGGCAGGGCCAGGGCCTCCTCCCGGCCTACCGGGTAGATGGTCCCGTTCTGGATGACCCCGGACAGATTCGGCCCGATATAAGCGGAAAAGCCAATGCTCTCGGGAGCATCGGCTTTCTTCTCTGCGGGCTGTTCTGCGGGGGCTGCCTCCACCTGCTCGGCGGGGGCGGTGTTGGTTTTCTCTTTCACGGCCAATTCGGTACCTCCCTTTTAACTGTGGGCATATACCAAGAGGTCCACATTTCACCGCCAAAGTACGGGGCTGTGTCCTCCCGATAGATGTAACATTCAGGACCTTCCGAAAGGTCCAACTCGAAGCGGTTGTCCAGGACCACCCGCTTTTCTAGGGCAATCCGCATCCGCTCCATCAGGTTCAGCAGCATCAAGCCCCCCTCCTGCTCGTCGTCACAGTACACGCAGAAGACAGTCTGCACCTGGGCCGTGGAAGTCATTTTTTCTCCATTCGGCTGCTTATCCTTGGCTGTAACGAGCATGTGCAGGATATAAGGGACTTTTTTGGCTGCGCTCTTGGAATCCGGGAGCCGCTGCAAAAACACATCGGCGGCCCGATATGCCTGTTCCTCATCCGCTTTCTGGATGCGGGTCGGCATGATCAGGTCGCCGGTGGCTGCCAGGGTAAAGGCTTTCAGAGCTTGGAGCAGGTCTGTCTTGGTTGCAGGTGTGATAATGGTTGCAGCCATAGTCAGACCCCCCATCCGTTCAAGACGCGCAGGATTTCATGGTCGATGCGTTTTTCGTAGGTATCAAAAACCTTTTTGTCAATCGCATCCGTTACAGCTTCATTTGCGTACATCATCTGTGGCGTTGCAGGACCATACAGTTGTGTAATCGGATAGGGCTTTGGTCCTACCCGTTCAAAGTATCCACCATGATTACCAACTTGAGCCCAAAAAGCATGCTCCAGAACATGTTTGCCAGTGGACTTCTTTACGTCGGTAACAACTCTACCGTTGCTGTCTATTTTGGTCTCAAAATACGTCAGTGGAATCACGCGGCCTTTGTATGCAAATGAAACTGATCCTGTGTATTCCCCGCCTCTTTTGTCGAAATGGTTTATGTCTTCGGTATACCGGAGGAACGTGCTTTGGCTTAATGTGTACTCTCGCGTAACAGCTCGTTTGGCTTCCGTTTTCCCTGCTGCTGCGGCTCTGGACAACGCGCTTCCAACTGCTTTCTGCCAGCCACCGTTAATGTGGTCTAGCACCAGTTGGGCTCTTTCCAGATCGCCTTCTGCTCTTTCGGCAGTAACGTCCAACCATAAAGAGCTTTTTCGCCAAGCACTCAGGGATTGATCATTGTAGATTTCGCTCACTCGTCGATCCCCTCCAGTTCCAAGCGCAGCATTCCCATCTCTTCCCCGGAAGTGGCGATATAGAATTCCCGGAAGAATCCTCCACCGCCCTCCTGGTCGTTGATCTTGATGCGTGCGCCCTTTTCCGGCAGAACGCCGCCCAGGTCTGTTTTCGCGCAGTGTAGAACTGCGGACACCAGATAGAGCCCCTGGGCGTGGTCGCTGCTGATCTGTCGGCGGTCCTGTTCCTTCAAACTGGTCAGGACGATAGGGATGTCCTGGTAGGTCTCGCCGTCATACACGATGGTCCTCAAATCGGCAAACTCGCCGGGATTGAGGAACACGCCGTGGATGTCGGCTGCAACCATGTCCTTGAAGCTCATCCCACGGGCCCGAGGGCTTCCAGGGCTGGCGGCTCCTCATCCGGCTCCGGCTCTTCTTCGTCCTCCGGGTCTTCCATGACCGCCTCCGGCTCCGGGTCCGCATACACCGGCTCGGCTACGATGGCCGAAGCCAGGGCTGCTTTGGAACGCAGGCCGTTGGTGTCGATTGCCATGTCCGCAGCCAGCTGCTTGAGCTGGTTAAAGGACAGAGTCATAAGCTGGTCATAGTCCAGGCGTCCCTCAATGAGCCCAGAATCGCCCTCTGCGGGGGTTTCGTCCTCAGCCGTGTTCCCGCTAGGCGCATCGCCGCTGGTGTCAGCAGCGGCAGCGAGCGGTGTTGCAACAGCCTCGACGAACTCGCTGGCGGACACGCCGGCGGCCACGCCGATTTCGATCAGCCGGGCAGCCAATTTGTCCGCCACTTCAAAGGGCGGGTCCTGGACCGTTTTGGGGATCACAGACACCCCCGGGTTCCCGTCCTTGTCCGGAGGGCGATAGCCGAAGGTGCCGTTGGTGATGCGAATCAGCATAGGTCTACTCCTTTCTGTCGGCGGGGGCTCAGGCCACCGCGTTGGCTGCATAGACCCAGGGGCTGTAGTTCTTTGGCGCAGCCAGGGGCCGGCTCTCCAGGATCAGCTCGCGGATCTTCTGGCGGCGGTTGACATACAGATCGGGGACTCGCTTGCCGGTGATGGTCTCGATGTTGCCATCCTCGTCCATGTGGACGATGTGGGCATACATCAGATGGCCGCAGGCGGGGGCGGTGACCATGACACCCTTGGCTGGGAAGTAGTTGGTCCAGGTTCCGGCCAGGTTGTACTGCTCGTCTACGCAGATCACGTTCAGACGGTAGCCTCCGAAGTTGACGATGCCCAGCAGGGACACGCCGTCATACTGGGTCAGCTCCACGCTGATGGGAGAGGCGATGATGATGCCGCTGTCCCGATTCAGCAGGGCCTTGAACTCCGTGTTGGCAAGCAAAATGTCGGCCACAGTCTGGCCGACAATCAGGTCCGTATGGGGCAGCCCGCGCCGGGACAGCGCCCGGCACATGGCCCGCACATCTGCGACGATGGCGCTCCATGCCGTGGAGGTGGACCACTGGGGGCTGAGGGTGTAAATGCCGTCATTGCCCTTAAGCGCATCATAATACTGCACGGTGGCAGTGTTCCCGACGGTGTTGGCGTCGAGCATCTCATTGACGGTGAAGCCGTTGTTGAGCATAGTGTTGACGCACAGCAGTTCCTCGGTCCGGGTAAACCGGCGCTCCAGCAGGGCCAGGTCCTCGGAGACCAGCTTGGCCGCCCGTTCCTCCTCGGTGCTGTGGGAGAGAATGGCCTCGCCAAAGCCCCGCTTTTTCAGATCGTCAGCGGTCAGGTTCCGGCTCTGCTTGATGCAGACTGGTGCGTAGTCGTGGATCTCATAGCCCTGGCGAGACACGGGGATCGGGTCGGCCCGTTCCACCATGAAGGGCGCCATGCCATAGTCGCCGTCCTGGTACTCCACCAGTACCTTGTCGGCGGCATAGATGTCCCCGGCTTCGGTGGGGAAGTACCGGTCACGGAAGAAGGTGGACACCGGAGACAGGCCCCTCCAAAGGCCCGCCATGTAATAGGTGTCAAGGATATTGATGTTCAGAGCCATCTGTCATCCCTCCTGTTAAGGATTCTGGACGGTGCCGAGCAGGATGCCCTTCTTGCGGAGTTCGTCCTTGTCGGCCTCGGTCAGGGTGTAGTCTTCGTCCATGATCAGGGCGGCGGCATTGAAGCAGCCGCTGACATAGACGGCGACGTTCTCGTCGCTGGTCGTGCCGACCGTCACGTCATCACACAGGACACAGTCGGCGCCACCGCCGCCCGTTGTGTATTTGATGGCTACGGTCTCCCCGTTGGCAGGCGCAGTCTCAAAGATGATTTCACCGGTCACGGGGTTGTAGGAATAGGCGGTGACGGCAGTGCCGTCCACCTTTACCTCCGTCAGATCGGAGGTCGGATCACCGCCGCTGATGACGGTGAAATTCGTTGTGGAGCCGTCGCCGGTCCCGGAAAAGGTACCGGTGTCATCGACATCGCTGCCCATCAGGAACAGCTTGCCGTCCGAGCCCTTTGCCAGCAGCGTGCCGCGCTTATACGTCGCCTCAGCTGCTCCTTTGGCAATGGTGCCGCTCTTCACGATTGCGGGCGGCTGCATCCCTGCAAAGAGCGTTTCAAACTCCACGGAGCCGATCTTTTCATGCAGATCACGGGTCATGATTTAATCCTCCTTGCTGTTCAGTTTTTTCGCCATAGCTTCGCCGGCGGCCAGCATGTCGGCATTGCTCATGGCCTGGGCGCCATCTTCCTCCTCGGGCGGAGGGGCTGCGCCGACGCCTTTCGCGCCGCTGGCGGTGGCATCCGCCTGCATCTGGCTCAGAAAGGTCCGGCCCTGCTTCGCCGCTTCCTGGGCAGCACGGAACGCCAGCTCCTGGGCCGTGCAGGCGTTCTCGCCATACTTGGCCGCCTGCACCATTGCATCGTCGTACAAGACGGCAATGGCATCGATCTTCTGGATACGCTGCTGCTCGGCCTGAACGGCGGCAGCAATCGCGCCCGGTTCGGCGGATGCCCTCGCGGCGGCCTCGATCTCTGCCACCAGTTCCGGGTGCTGTTCCCGGAGTTCTTCAATCGTCATGGGGATTCCTCCTTCATTGCCGCCGGTGACGACTTCCGGCGAATCGTTTATCACCTCCGAGGCCGCTGCTGCCTCGGGTGTGACCAAGGGAATAGATTCAGGCGCCGTCACGCCGGGGGCCAGTCGGAGCTGGCGGCCCTGGACAAACAGCGCCTGTCTGTTTGCGCTGGCGGCGATGCCAAGGGGTTTGGCATCCTCCAGCAGCTCGTCCACAAAGCCTTTTTCCATGGCTTCGCGTCCGGTCATAAACGTGGTGTCGCTCATCATGTGCATCAGCACCGTGCTGCTGAGGCCGGTCTTCCGCTGATACACCTCTACCTGCATCCTGTCCCAGGCGTCTTCCATCTCTGCGGTCTGACGCATCTCGTCAGCGTTGTAATAGCCAAACAGAAAACTCAGGCACTTGTGGATCATGATGAGGCAGGACGGATTGGCCTTTACGGTGTCGCAGGCGCACATGATATGGCTGCCGCCACTCATGGCCACGCCGTCCACGATGCCGGTCAAATGCGCCCCGGCTCTAGACAGGTCCCGCAGGCGGTTGTGAATCGTGGCGGACACCCCAGCATCCCCGCCGTAGGAGTTGATGCGCACGGTTATTTCCTTGGCCCCGGCAATCTGGTCCAAGTCTTCCAGGAACTCGTCCAGGAGGATGTACTGGCCCTCGATCGGCTTGCCAGTCCAGATGTCTATAGGCTGGGTCTCATAAATGTCCCCGTATAGGATGATTTCCGCAGCGTTCCCCTCTCGAGTCGCTATCGTGTAAGCATGCTTTTGAATTTTCATGGCTTGCTCCTTTCCTTATTCCACATCGTCGGCGTCGCCGGTGGAGACGCTGACGGTGGTGCCGGCTGGGTCGATGCCTACCTCTTTCAAGGCGGCGTTTTCCATGGCCAGCTGCTCCACATTGGCGGACCAGTCGCCGCCGGTCAGTTCCATCGTGACCTCGGAGCGTGTCTTGATGCCCTGGTTGATCAGCAGCACCGCAGCCTTGGCCTCTTTCAGCGGGTCCAGGGACTCCTGCACCGGGCCGATCCAGGAGGCGCCGCTCCAGGCGTTCCGCACCAGTGGGTCATCAAAAAAGCCCGGGGCCTTGACGCGGCCTCGGGCAATGGCTTCACTGAGCCAGAGCTCATATACAGGCTGACAAAAGTCATCCACAAACCAGGCCCGGCGCATTTTGAATGCGGCCCAGGCTTCCAGTAGAGCGCCCCGGGAGGCGGAATAGCTGGAATTGAACTCTTTGATGAGGACATCATAGGGCAACTCTTTGCCCGCGCCGATGATCCGGCACATGGTCTTGACGAAGGTGTCAAAGCCGGCTGTCGGAATGTTCGGATTCCCGAAATCGACCTTCTCACCGTCTTTCAGGTGCAGGACAGTGCCAGGGCCCATTTCATACTCGTTTTCATCGCCAGAAACGCCCTCGCCGGGGTTCTCACCCGGTACACCGGCAATGCTGCCTTGGCCAACTTCGTTGATGGGGATCTCCGCCTGGTCCGTCTCTGTGACGATCCAGGCCGTAAAAAACGACTGGACCAGGGCTGCCTGGAGTTCCGACTCTGTGTATCTGCGCAGCTGCAGCAGAGGCTCTATGACCTGGGCCAGATAGGGAACACCCCGGTATTGATCCGGTCGCTCGGCGTCCATAACGTGGAGGATATTCGGCAGCCCGGTTTTCTCTCCGAAGGCTTTGACCCGGGTCCATTTCAAATCGCTCCTGGGCCGGCCGTTGGGATAGCCGTTGCAGATATAGTAGGCGACCACCCGGCCGGCCTTATCCACCTCTACGCCGTCGTATACGCGGTTTCCGGCTCCCGGCTTCCCTTTGGGGACAATGCCTTCCGTGGCCGTGTAGGAAAAGGTTGCACCAGCCCCCGCCATCTCTCGCGGGGTGGATACCCGGTCTGCTTCCACCAGATGCAGCCGCAGCGTGTACGGGTTTTCCGGCGTCGGTTCGCTCCGCTTGACCAGGGCAAAGGCATCCCCGCTGAGCAGCCAGGACTTAAAGGCCAACTGCTGGAGGGCGGCGAAATTGTTCATGCCAAGAGCGTCGCAGTTCTGCTTCTTATCCGCCCAAACAGCAAATTCCGCCTCCGTCCGCGTCTTCCATTCCAGGGCCCGGTCCGGGGCCATCCCCAGCAGGGCGCTGTCGATGGAGCTTTGCAGTGTCAACCCTGTACCCACAACCTTGGTCCGGTTGGTGTCGATGGCGGAGGTAGCCACCGGGGAGGACATGTACAGCAGGCGGGCCCGCTGACGCAGGGTACCGTTGTTGCGGTCAATATCATCCTGGGCAGCGATGCTCTTTGATGTGAAGCCTTTCATGGCCCGGCGGGTCTTACTCGCGCCCGCGTCGCTGTATCCAGACATGCTCTATCACCTCGCAAATTTGGTGTTGCCAAATATAAGTCTGGCGCCCTGCGTCGAAAGGAGTAAACCCCGCAGAGCGCCAGTGATACAGTCCGGGCGGCAGTGGCCCGGACATATATCCGTTACCAATCCCTCGGCAGTACGCCAAAGGCTTTCCGTGGCCTTGCCCCATTCAGCAAGGCGTCCAGAGCGTCGATCTCAGCCTCCAGGTCCTCGATCTCCTTTTTCAGCTCCGGGAGGTCGAACCTGGTAAGCTGCCGGTCGTCGATCATGTACGATTTCACGCCGCCTTGGATCAGGGCCAGGTACGCGGTCCGAAGCTGCTCCAGGGCGGCTTGCCGGAACGCTCTCCGGGCCTGCAATTCGGTTCTGTCTGCCATAATGCCTTACCTACCAATCGTCATAGTATCGGTTTATGCCGGCCTGCCGGTTCCGCTTGACCGATCTCGGCGCAGCGGCGGCCGCTGGTGGTGATGCCGCGCCTGCCCGGGCGGATGCAGAGGCCTTCCCCCGCGCAGCTTTCAGCCGCCGGTCGATCTGGTCCAGATTTGCCGGGAGCGCCTTAAACGCGGCCACGGCATAGTTCCGACAGTCCAACGCTTCATTTCTCTCGTGGCCGGGAATCTTCTCCCACTGCCAGGGGTTACGCTTCGCTTTCTCGTTGTAAACAAGCCGCTCGGACAGCAGCCCGGAAAAGAAGGTGCTGCCATAGTCATCCCGCTTCGGGAAGTGGCAGTATTTTGACCCCGGAGTCTGCACCCGCAGATTGTCCATGATGATTTGCTTCCCGGCATCGACCCCGATTTGATATTGCCAGCAGGTCCCGATCGCCGTCTGATTGACCACGATCTTGACCTGCTTCGGCGGTGCTGTGTATGGCTTGTCCTGGCCCGGCATGCCCTTAATGGCAAACACCCGCTTGCCCATGCGCTTCCGGCACTGGATGCGGACCTCCTGGGTGAAGTGCCCGCCCTCATCGACAAATGTCATGCTGATCGGCAGGCCAAGCCCATCCTCGAACCGGTAGATTTTATCGATCACACCATCCAGAGCCGCCCATACCGCCTCATCGTCCGGGCGGCCCATGATGATTCCTTTCTGGATGCCCCAGGTTTCTCCAAAATGACCGTGGCCGACCACCTCATACTCCAGGCGATTGTCCTGGGTGTCCACGCCGCAGGTCAGCACCAGCGTCCCCTCCGGCAGCTCCACGGGCGTCCCGTCTTCTCGCTGGCCGTAGTCCTCCCGCCGAGCCATCAAACTGTCCTCGTCCTGGAGATCGCCCCGGTCCTCCCAGAGCAGCCCGAAGCAGGTGTTGTAGACCACCTGCATCTTCCGGGTGTTCCCGAGGGCTTTCAGGTATTTGAGGACGATGCTTTCCCAGCTCGCCCACTGGCTCACAAAGGCATTGAGCCAGAAGGACCGGGTCCCGCTTTCGTAGGCGTCCGGGTTCTCTGCTTCCCAGCGGCCCGGCTGCCGCTTCATGGTCAGCTCGTCGGAGATGGCGGCACATTCCGGGCAGATGTAGAAGACGTCCAGCACCTTATAGGTCTTCCGCCCGGAGATTATCTTTTCCTCATGCTCATACCGGATATCTGACCACTGGATTTCATGGTATTCCCCGCAGTGGGGACAGCGGGTTTTCCACCGTTCCATCGTGCCGGAGGCATACGCCGCCTCGATATTGCTGGCGCTCTTGATGGTGGGCGTGGATACTTCCACCGCCAGGGCGTTATAGAAAGTGGTCTGCCGGGCCATGGCCAGCTCCCACGGGTCGCCCTCTTTGCCGGCGCTCACCGCCCAGCGGTCCCGTTCATCCCCCAGGATGTAGCGGATCGGCTTTGATGCCAGAGCATGGGCCTCGGTGGACCCGCACATGGTCAGGATGCCGCCCGGATAGGTCTTTTGCAAAATGGTGTTTCCGGAATCCCGGCTTTTCGGGGCACCTACCTTTTTCAGCAGCGTCGGGCAGTCCCGCAGCATGGGCGCAATGCGCAGGATGGAATAGTCTTTGGCGTCAATCGTTGTCGGGTGGACAAAGAGGATAGATCCCGGGTCCTGGTCGATAATGTATCCGATCAGGTTGTTCAGCAGTTCGCTCTTGCCCACCTGGGAGGCTGCCACCATCACCAGATGCGACAGGCGAGGGTCGGTCAGAGCGTCCATGACCTCTTTGAGATATGGCGTCCGCTCTGTCCGCCATGGCCCGGGCTCGGCGGAACTTTCGCTGGACAGTCGGCGATTCTTTTCGGCCCATTGCGTGACAGTCAGGTTTTCGGGCGGTTTCAGCCCGGCCAGGACTTTTTTCAAGAGCCGGTTCAGCCGCCGCACATTATCTTCACTCGTCATACCCATCACCATCCGAGCTCCAATCCATCCGGTCCCGGACCCGATCTGCGTACTTCTGAGGGTCGTACTGGTATGCGGCCAGCTCCGCCAGGACTTTGTAGACCTCATCCCGGACTACGTTTGACACTTCGGCAGGGGTAGAGGCGGCAGCTCCGTCAATGGCTACCCGCCCAGGCAGGGCAAGCAGCGCTCCTCGGATGGCGTATATCAAGTCCTCGGTCATGGCCTCTACATCTTCGGCCCGGTGCATCTTGCCTTTCAGCTCCTCCGCTTCCAGTTTTGCCACCAGAGCCTTTGACGCTTTCATCTGGACCTCCGCGCTTTTCTTCGCCTTGTCCAGCTTGATATCATCCGGGTCAGCCGCAGGTTTGGTCTTGTAGGTCCGATATAGCCCGTCATTTTCTTGGGCGTTGTAAAGCCCTCGACCGGACTTTTTCAAAACGCCGTCCTCGGTCAGTTGGCGCACATTCCGGGCAGTTATGCCAAAAAGACAAGCCAATGACGTGGCATTGACCTCTGTTTCAGGCGTAATTTCCACTGTCGCCATGTTTTTTCTCCTTCCCTGTCCCGTTTTTGGCATAAAAATAGGGCAAATCCGCTCAAAAAAGGAACGGAAATGCCCTATTTTTTCAGCCGCTAACTACGAATGATTCGGGGTCGTCTGCCCCTCGAAGCTATGGGGCGGGGGTCTCACAGTACCTTTTTCCAGATGATGGGCCTAGGCGCTCGGAACGAAGACCGCTTCGCCCTCCTTGATGAACATGATTTTGCCGCATTGCTCGCAGACAACTTTGAAATAGCGCGATGGCTTTTCCGCCACCAGTTTTGTCTCAGCTTTTGCTTTGTCGAGCTGCGCTTGCGTGACGATCTCAGCGTTTGGAGCGTCTTCGCCTGCGGTGGTGGCAAGGTACGCCTCATATCTCTTTCTGCGGTCTTCCTCCGATTCCCCTGCAGGTGCGGGTTCTTCGGAGAAGTCATCGAGATCAAAGGCATCGAACGACACCGGCAGGCCGAGGGCTTCCAGGTCGATGTCGAAATCCAGGTTGAGCATATCGACTTCGTGGAGGAAGTCTTCGTCAATCCATTCCGAAAACTCGGAAATCTTGTTATCGGTCAGGCGGTCGAGGCGTATGGTTTCCTCATCCGCGTCTGTTACCACACAGGGGATTTGCGGCATACCCAGGCGAATCGCCGCCGCATACCGCGCATGCCCCTTTACGATGACGCCGTTGTGGTCGATGACGATAGGGACATTGAATCCCACTTTTGGGATCACTTCGACCAGCAGATCAACAGTCTTGTCATTCTTCCGGGGGTTCCGAGCGTAAGGCTTTACCTCGCGGATCGCCTTCATGACGATCTTATCAGCAACTTCCATCACGCTCAGCCTCCTTCCGATACTGTGCCATCTGCCGTGCCTGGTTCTCCGAGATGCAGGCCTTGGAGAACGTGTTGCTCTCGTAGAGCTTGGCATACCCGGTGATGTGTTTCAGGCGGACCAGTTCTTCCGGCTCCAGGCCCAACTCGTTGCACACGTCCAGGTCTGAGGCTCCGTTGAGCAGCATTTCCATGACGATATTCGACATGCCGTTGATGGAGTGCTTGCCCCTGGCCCTGTTATGGCGCACCGTCGAGGCCATCAGGTCATTCATGCTCTTGTTGTGGAGGACCACACAGGGGAGCTTGCCCTCGCAGGATGCATAAATGTCCTTGTAGCGCCGCATGATGCTGTATCTGTGGAAACCGTCTACGATGACATAGCGGTCTTTGCTCTGGTCATAGATGGTGACAACCGGCTGCGTGTACCCGTCCGCCTTGACGGAGCGATACAGCAGCTTCATTTCCTGGGTTGCCACGCTGTTGGGGTTGTAGTTGTTGGCGTGGACCTTTTCGATGGGGATCCATTCCACGTTGAAAACGGGCTGATCTTTAATCATGCTTTTCGCCCTGGTACTGCTCAAACTGCCGCCTGTCCCGTTCCCGGTATATATCGGTCTTTGCCCGGATGCGGAATCGAGACCGGGCGTTGGCATTGTTGGTCCCGTCTATATCGTTCAGGACGATCTCTTTGACATGGACCTTGTACCACTCGTCGCCGGTCTGGTTCTTCCACCGATTCCGAAACAGCTCGTGATACTCCGGCTTGACGATGTTCACCAGCAGATAGCGATCCGTTCAAAGTTGTTTTCAGGGCTTCCATAATCCTGCTCTCGCTGTCCACAGACACATCTTTTGGCGGCGTCAAGAATCTCAGGTCTGTTCATTTCTCTGCTCCTTTTCCTCTCTGGTATGGCAATGTCAAATTCCATAGCAGTCTCCAGCCAAACGACCTCATTTCCTGCCAACTCTTGAATCGCTGCCCGTTCCGTATCGCCCTGCCCTGCGCATCCTTTCAAGGACAACGACTCTGCAATCCAAAACCTATAAACATTGCCGTTCGAATTTTCCGTTGTCATTTCAAACACCTTATACGGATACAAGGGCTCATTCACTTTCTGTAACCTCCTGAATGCCAAAAACCACGTAGCCCGGTTCAATATGCCAACCCGACAAGACGTATGTGATTTCATACACCTTGTGGTCGAGAGGCTCATCGACGTTCCGCCTGTTCGTGACGTAAAACTTCACGTAGTCGCCCTTCTGATAACCACGGTCGTTCTCCCGGACCTCAAAGGTTTTTTCCCTATTAAGAATCGCATCCTGAAACTCACGCAGCAATTTAATCTCGTGCAGCTGTCTCATCTGCTGTTCCCTCCTCAGCAGCATCCAGATCCCGGATAAACATTTTGTGGCTCAACAGCACAGCGTCATCGCAGCCCAAGACTGTTTTATATTTTCCACACAGCATGTCAAGCGTCTCGCGTCTGTTGTAAGCCTTCTCAAGCAGGTTAACTTGGTTATCAGGACGCCGCTCAATATCGGTGATCTGTAAAACCGTTACATAGGTTATTTCTTTCATAAACCCTCCTACATTCCTGGCCCACGATAAATCACAACCATAGATGGAAATGGGGCGCTGTTTTTCGCGTTTCCGAATTTCAACCTTCCGGGTATGAAACGGATCTCCGCCCGGTGCAGAATATAATCGTGGAAATACCGCGTGTCGGTTCTCGCCGGAATCAGCAGCACAACCAGCGTGTTTTCCCGATGCCCTTCTTCGTAGGCTTTTTTCACCCACTGTCCGATCGAACGACCGTAGGGAGGATTGCAGAATACCCGACTCCCCCCCCACGGCTGTTTCAGTCCATCATCTTCCTTTGTGTAAAACCTGGTGCATTTATGATTGCTTTCATCGGCACACGGATCGAGATCGAAGTGGAACTCCCGGTCTAACTCGGCGAACACTTCCGTCGGTGTAGCCCACTGGTCTGTTTCGCTGCTGAATAACGCCGGGTTAATCATCAGAATACCAGACTGACCAGGACCAAGGTAAACAGGGCCACCGATACCGACGAGCTCAAAACACGTTCCCGAAAAGACGAGATTCCGTAGCTCGCAATCAGGGTAAAACACCCGGCCAGCAACATAACGATTCTAAGGGCAGTAAACATTCTTTTAACCTCCTATCAGTCGATGTCATCGAAACAAACCGGGATAGTCCCGATACTCTTTCCATGAGGTGAAAGCAAAGGGAAGGGTCCGTGGGATGATGTCGCCGCTGTCAAAGGTGTGGGCGAAGGTGCCAACTCCGTTTACGCGCCGGATGAATCTGTCATAGGTCTCCGGCTCGAACTCCTGGAGCATTTCGATGGAATGCCAGGCGGTTTCATGGATCAGGGCGCTCACTCGCATAGCCTCTTTGGCTAAACCCCACTGGTATTGCAGGTCATAGACCTTGTTGTAATCCCAGTGGTTTCGGGCCAGGGCGGTCCAGATGTCATCATTGGTGAAATCGTAGATGGGCCAAAACACCTGACACTTGCCAGTTTTCTTTTTGCACCAGGTGATCCCCTTGTACTTCGCTTCATGCTGGGTGATGGCGACCCGCCGGTTCAGGCTCTCCCGCATCCGCATTCCCACCATCACGGCGCAGTTGTCGGAGTCCGTGCAGTAGTCCGGCAACTGGTTCACGAGATCGTGGAAGCGATTGGCCGTGCAGGGGTTTTCCTTGATGGAGATGTCGCTTTGGGGGTGAATCCATAGTGTCTTGGCCTCCGGGTCCCAAACCCGCACGAAGTTCTTCTCCGGAGAGAGCGTGTTCGTGAAATCAAACGGGACCTGAAACCAATACGGGGCCACATCCGGACGATCCATGATGACCTGCATATAATCCACGGTGGCCTGCCATTCGGCCTCCTGGTCCAGCCAGAACACCTTTACCGGCAGGCGGTCCATCTCCTGCGCCACGGTCAGGCAGAGGTGAAACAGGACTGTGCTGTCCTTTCCTCACGACATGCTCACAATCACATCGTCGTGGTTTTGATATAGAAATCGGATGCGGTCCAGGGCTTCGTCAAATACGTTGTTCTCGGAGTAGATCATCTCTGCCTCCACTTCCGGGACAGCGCCTTTCCGCGTTTGAGCATTTGGGCTTCCTCCTTTTCATTGTTCCCTGCTGCCCATGCCGTTGGCGAACCGGCATCAGCCCAGGTCAGACCCCGCGCAAAGGAGAAACGCGAAGCCGGGGGCCTCCTTTCCCGAAAGAATAGCGGCCGCCCCCAGGTCGGAGACAGCCGCCAGGCAATGATCGAATTTCACAGCATAGAGAATAGCGCACGATATACGGAACGCGCCACTACACGGCGCTACACGCCGTTCACCACCGTTACATCGTGTTCACTCGGGCTACACGGCGTTCACCTGCGTTCCGTCGCGGCATGCGGCGGTATACACCAGCCGCTTGACGCTGTTCTCGGTGTACCGATCTCCCAGCAGCGCCGCCGTGGTCTCCCAGGTGAAGCAGGAGATAAACCGCATCTGGATCGCCATCTGTAGGCGCTCATCCGGGAAGGTGTTGGCGAAAGTCCGGATCGCGTCATCGTTGGCCTCGACCTGATCCTCCAGCTCCCGGATCCGGGCGTCCAGGTCCGCAATGGCAATGGCGATATTGCCCACCTTGTCGGCCACATCGGACCCGTGGGGCAGGCCGTCCAGCTTTGGGGCCTGGAGGTCGGCCTTTTCCCGGAGTGACTGGGCCATGTCATAAGCCCGATCCAGGCGCTCATGGAGCCGGATATTCTCGTTCAATTCTTGCAGTGTCATCGTTGCGCTCCCCTCGCTTGCGTCTTTGCCGAATGCGTGATACAATCCGATGGGAGCGTGGTGGCAATCGGCTGTGCCGATTCAGGCTCTGTCCCCGCCTCTGTGGTGTCAGCACGGAGGCGGGGCTTGCTTTATCTAGGGCATGCGGTTCATGGCGACCCTTTTTCCCGCCGGCGGGTCCTTGCAGGCCCAGAGGGAATTATCCTCGAATGGAGAGAAGTCCTTGCCCATCGTCTTGCAGCGGTAGAGCATGGCGCCTCGCTGACGGATGACCTTGATGCTGCCGCAGGTCGCACAGTATGGGCCCGGTTTATATGTTGCCAGGTGTGTCGGCGACAGGTTCGGTGCTTCACCGTTTTTCATGGACCGTCCTCCTTTGTTATCTGCATTCGGGTTTCTTCTATCATGGCTTTGAACTGTTCCTCCGCAGCCAAGATAATCTGGGATGCCCGGACGCTATTGGCAGTAGGGCGCTCCAGATCCTCCAGAAGTTCCGGGTTGTCGTGGATGTTGCCGACAACGACATAGGGTCCCGCATCCTCATATCCACAAAAGTCTCGAATATCGCCACCGCCGCCGCTGAGATACCAGCCGTACACACCTCTGCAGCAGGAGCAGTTATAGGTCCCAAATCTTACCTCGGTGGCAAACTCTGAGAGAGACCCGTCACTCTTGGCATAGCGCAGAATGTCCCCCTCAAAAATCTTTTGGCCGGCTTCATCGGTAAGCCCGGTCCATTCTCCAACAGTCTCGGGATGGACCAGTTGTCCGAATCCATTGGAGTAGATTGACGGCTCGCCGAATCTGTTATAACTAAGGTCGCCCTGACGCCAGATGCCGGTTCCAAACTCCTTGCCGCGAAATAGATACTCACGCATCATTATTCCTCCCTCCTGCTGCCAGCAGTGCGGCGATGAAAAAGCCCACAAGTCCGCCGATAAAGAAGCCGACGCCAAAGGCGATCAGAAGGTCAATGCTGCTCATCGTTATCTACTCCTTTCGTCTGGCCGGCCGTCATTTTTGCCAGCACATGTTCGCCCTGCTTTTTCAAGGCCGGGAGCATTTTCATCTGCTCGGCCTTAATTCGCTGCAGATCGGCTTCCAGCTTCAAAAGGGATTTTTCCCGGATATATCCGGCCCTTGCCAGCCTGATCCTCGCGTCTATGTCTTTGTACTGCTCGATCAGGTCCCGCATGGCCGGATCAGTAGCCAGGTAGTAAAACGGGTGGCCGCAGTTGGAACAGCTGAAATAGTGGACCTCCAGGTCCCCTCTCCGGACTGTGGCGAATTTGTCTATCTCAACCACAAAAACTTTTTTGCAGGCATTACATACGATCTGCATCTCCCGAACCCCCCTTACCACACAAACTCCGGGTGCGCCGCCATAAACGGCTCCACCACATCATGGATGGCGGCTTTGGCGGTTTCTTTGCCCGGGAAGTAGACCACGCCCATCTGTCGCGTGTACCACCAGTTATCCGGCCCGATTTTTCCGTTGCAAAGCGAGACGGACCAGTGATTTGTAGCCCCATCCCACGGCTGTTTGTCCCCGCCGTGCTCCTCGCTGTACCGCCACAGCAGGCGGTTCAGGGTTTCATGCAAGGCGCGCTGCTCCAGCAAAATTCCGTCACGGCAGTAGTTGGCAACAGCATACTGACGCTCAGCATCACTGTTGGCTTGCATTGCGTCAAAATCAGAAACGATATTGCCCATATCGTCAATGAAAAGGTAAACCTCGTTTTCCCTCTGGAACGGTGAATTGTTTTGGCCTACTGGCTTTTCCGGCTCCTGTTTCGGCTCGTCCAGCCAGCCTCGAATGGCGGCAATCTGTTCATCGGTCAGGGCGATCTCCTGGCCGCAAAAGGTGATGGTTTTCATGGTTGTTCCTCCTCCGGCGGCACTGGCTTTTCGATCTTCATCCAGTGCGTGAAATGCATATTGCCAACAAAGGGTGCTCCAGCAAAGCGCGTGTCCCACTCTGCAGCTTTGACTGTTTGGAAATGGTCTGCTTCGTCGATGTGGTCTGGTATGAAGAATTCGTCTTCGAAAAACCAATACCATCCATCTTCCGGTGGGTATCCATTTTTCACACTGTTCCACTCCTGCGCAGGACCCAGCGGGCACCAGTCAGGGCGGGTTTCCAGCAGGAACAGCGTCCTATATGTGTGCGCGTATGAATCAAGGCCACACCTCAGCAGGAGCTCACCGCCAATGCCAAACTCAATTTGTGCCGCCCTGCATCCCCTGCATCTCTGCGGAAACTCCATATTCCTCACGATCACATCAGCCATCTTCAGCCCCTCTTTTCATCATAGCCCCGCAGTTGGGGCAGTATTTCGCTTGGGAGTGAGCATCGAGGATTCTTAACCCGCAAATCGAGCACACTTCGGTCCATGTATCTGGATAGGCCTTTATCCACTCACCATGCACCACGGGCCGCACATCGGCGGCGGGGATTTTCTGTATCCCATCCAGGTATGCCTTTCCGTTGTAATCCAGCGGGTGAATGTCTCCAAATACGGCTATTGCCGCCTCGCGTTCGATATACTCACGCATCTGTGTCACCCCTCGCCACCTCCCAGCATCAGCGTATTTGACTGCACCATTTGATAGAGCGTCTGCCCGGTCTCGTTGACCATGTACGGGAGAAAGATTTCATCCATCGAAACCTGCTCAGACTCCAGGATAGCCATTTGAGCATCCACCCAGTCCTTGACGATCCTCCAGGCCACACGCTCGGCATGGTCACGGTCAGTCTTCACACGCTGCTTTTCCAAGGTCCGCATGACGGGCTCAACTCTGCCCGGGAGGCGGAAGCCACGGCGGCCCATTGGCGTGTCTATGGCAAAAGCGATTGCATCAACGCGTCCGCCATCAGCATAGTCGATCATGATTTGCCTTGCCCCGTGCGCGGCCAGGATGCCCTGGATTTCGCCTACGGTTTGAGTGGCGGGGATTTTTGTGGTGTAATTCTTAATCGGCATCCCAGGCCTCCTCGCTGTTTTCCTCAGCCTCCACGGGCTGGAGCAGCTCATGGCTGCCGTTCTGCATGGCCTTTTCTTCGTCGGACATTTGATAGCCCAGGGCAGTCAGATGGCGGTACAAACGGTCTAGATCGTCATCTGCCCTATAAACATAATGGCAAGTTCCGCTCGCCCAGGAGCTGTCGTAATAGCTCCGGCTCTCCCTGTCCAGTTTTGCATAGGCCACGGCCAGCAGGGTCTTTTCCGTGTGCTGCTCCATAAGCGGGTCCAAGGCTTCTTTGATTTCGATTTGCTCGGCGTCCTCGGGGAACTCAAAATCAAGCACAGTCTCCAGGATGTCAAAGTCAATACCGTCAGACCAGCTCCCGTCCCCGATTACCGCGTCGGCGGCCATGCGGAGGATTGTCGCGAAGTTCTTCTTGACAGCGGAGAACCCGGCCACGAACTCCGCTCTCAGCCGGAAGTGGCGAAGCTGGATTTCTTCGAGCTGCTTTCTCTGGCGCTCTTTGGCTTCCCGCCGCTCCCGCATCTGGCGCTGTTCCTCTGTTTCTGCATACTCGGTGTCCTCTTGCTTCGGATTGGACCGCTTGTATAAGTAGATTTCATTGCCAGCATCATTCATTGTGTAGTAATAGGTTTCCGTTTCCGTGTCTTCAGGGACCTTTACTTCATACTGGCTCCAGCGACCAAAGCCGCGGATATAATTCATCGACACCGACTCACCGTTGATTTCGTAACTCTTCTCGATGCGTGTGGCAAAGGATTCGATGGTCGTTTTCGTGCGCTCCATATAGGCAGCGAACTTCTCTTCCTCCTGTTCCTTTTTCAGGACGTTGGCAAAGTTGGCCGTCCCGATGGCTGCCAGGGCCCTGTTTTTCCGCTCCGGGTCTATGAGCTTGTCCAGCTCCATATAATCTGCCAGGGTCGCGCCCCTGGTTTCTGATTTCTTGAACCCCTCCGGGTCCAGCTCCAGCAGTTTCACCCGCCTCCGGACCGTAGAGACCGAAAAGCCGCTGTTCTCAGCAATGCTTTCCACCGTCTCGCCCAGGTCCAGCATCATCTGGAAGCTCTGAGCCTGTTCGTAGACCGTCAGGTCGGCCCGCTGCATATTCTCCATGAGCATGGTCATAATCTGCTCGGAGTGGGACATTTCTGTGACTACGCAGGGCACTTCCTCCAGGCCCGCCTTTTTCGCCGCAGCCAACCGCCGGTGGCCGATGATGACCCGGTAGGATTCTCCGTCCCATGTCCCGGAGATATTCCCGATCAGCGGGACCACGGTTAGGTTCTGGAGGATGCCGTTTGCCTTGATGCTCTCGGTCAGCTCTGTGAGGTCCCCCCAGGTCCTTGCGGGGGTTCTCCGGATGTTCCCAAAGTTTCTTGACGGGGATATATTTGATTTCTGTCATGATGTACTCCTTTCGAGGAGCCTCTGTGCCCAGCCGAACCGGACACAGAGGCAATGTCTGTATCAGTTGGCTGGCGCCATGAGGGCTGGGACCGCCTGGGTCGGGTCTGCCAGGTAGAAGGATGCATTTTGCATGACCTCGGCATAGGCTTCGGCTCCGGAACCCTCGGTCCCGTCACCGTGGAAGCTGTCTACCACTGCCCGTTCCTCGGCCTGCATATTGCCATAGGCTGCCCGGCCGTAGTTGGGCGGCAGCCACGCCTTTTTCTGCGAGGCGTAGATATTCAGGCGCTCCACCAGGGGCATCGCCTCCGGATAGAACTTGATGTGCGTGGTGCCTTTCTTAAACAGGTCAATGGAGAAGTATTTGCATTGGATATTCCGGGTCCGACCCTCTGCGTCGGCAGCTTGAAGCCGTATCTGCAAATCACAGGGTTCGGTGCGGCCGCCGTCCAGGTAGTCCAACGCCTTTTCAATGTCGGAGATCACCCCGTAGGCGGTGGATACCTCAAAAGTCTCATAGCGCCAGCGGTAGTCAGAGAACATGCCGTAAGTGGGGATGATGCACTTCTTCCCGATCTTGTGGGCCTTGTTGGTGGCCCAGCCGTTGAAGTAGTGTCGGTTCTTCGAGCACTCAGGGTACCAGGAATGCTCCGCTGTCAGTTTCTCGAACAGGTCCATGATGGCCTTTTCCACGCCGGCCGAGATGGAGGCGTTCATTTCCGCCAGCACCTGCTTGATGTTGAAGGCTGAGAATTCATACTCCGACATTCGAGTCACATTCTCCCGGTAGTTCTTCTGGAGATCGCTGGTCAGCCGCCCGGTGAATTCGGGGTTTTCAAACAGGGCGTTCCAGTATTTCAGCCGGACCGTCCGCATGTATTTGTTCAAATCAAAGCCGTGGATATAGTTATCGTCGCCCACGGTCAGAGTCAGAATAGGCTCCTTGTCGAATTTATCCTCTGTTTTGAGCCGCCGGGTCATATAAGGGCAGAGGGCTTTGTACTCCCGCACCAGCTCCAGTGTTGCGTCAACCTCGGCTCGGTATAGCTGGATCGCCTGCTCAATGTAATCACCGGAAACAAGGGCCTGCAGTTCCGGATCTGGAATTTCATCGGCCTGAGCAGCTTTCTTCATGCGCTCCCAAATGGTGCTTTCCCCGGCTGTGGCCTCGATCTGGATTCGGACGATTGCCACTTCTACATCGGTCTGCCGTTCCGCGTTCAAGAACGCACCCTCGATATACTCAATGTCTGCGTTCAGCTCTTTCAACTGTGACGCCAGCAGTTGCCGGGTGGCAGTATAGGGATTTCGGATTGTCTCAGCGTTCAGCAGGCAGACGATGGAGCCGCCGTCCCGCTGCATCTCAATGGCTTTGAGCAGGTGCCGGTCCCCGTCAGCAAAGGGCGGGTTCATCAGAATCAGGTCATAAGGCTTTCGGGACCGGTAGGTCAGAAAGTCATCGTGAACGATATGCACATCCGCATGGTCCAGGACATCCAGTTCCGTTTTCAGTTGTCTGTAATCTGCGTTCTGTTCCTCTGTCCGGCTGCTGGAACACAAGCGTTCCAGCGGTGACAGCCGATCCAGGAGGAGCCTTTCTTTTTCGCCGCAGTAGTTGTATTTGCAGATTGACCGAAGATATGGGTCGATTTCAATGATGTCAACGCTGAGCGTGTGACGGCCATATCTGTTCACGAAGTGCTTTCGGAGCAGCGCTTCCACCAGATTGCCTTTCCCGGCTGACGGCTCTAAAACCGTCTGTATGTATTCGCATTTCAACCTGGAAAGCATCTTCTCCGCCAGGGCCGGCGGCGTGGGATAAAACCCGTTCTTCGATTCCTCGCTCAGGGTGAGGTCTTGTACCTTCATTCGTTCCACCTCGATTTGTTATTTGCCCCAGGAACTCAGTTGCCCCTGGGCGGACAGAGCCCGGATTTGAGCACGGCGCGCTTCGTTGACGTGAGGGGTCCAGCCGCAGCTTCGGCAAACGCCTCTCACCTTGCCGTCGCACTCCGTACAGGGCGATGGCCTGTCGCCCTCTGCTTCCGGCACCCAGCCGTCTATGTACCTGCGTTTGGACAGCCCCAGCAGATAATCCAGGGATACGCCATAGGCCTTGCACAGCTTGACCAGGGTTTCCGTTGTGGCTGATCGGCGGTTGCCATAGGCAAGGGCGCTGATCGTGGCTGCCGGGATCCCGGTTTTTCGCGCTGCCTCTTTGGCTGAGTCCTCTGCATCGGCCAGGACGGCACTGATCCGGCCCGACAGGGTGGTTTCTGCAATTACCATTTCATCACCCCCTATTTCAGCCGCTGGCCGCATTTGCCGCAGTGGTAAATGGCTGGATGAACGCCATAGCCGCAGGCCGGACAGGTGAGCCGGTCCATGACCAGATTCGGGGTCCGGGCTACCTCGTAGCGGTAGTGCATCCTGGCGCACTGCTCGGCCAGGGCGCCATAGTCATAGAGCAGGTCTTTCAGCTGCTCCCCGTCCATGATCCCGGCATCGTCCATCGCTTGCAGGGCCGCCAGCAGAGCAACCTTGCATTCGTCTCCTGGGTCCTCCGCTGGAGCGCCGCTGCTGAGCCATTCCGCCAGGGCGGGGAACGTGATCCCCGCACCCTTGTCCAGTTGCCGTCTGATCCATGCTCATGCCTCCATGTCTTCGGGCTCGTCCATCGGCAGGACCTCCCGGGGGCCGGACCCATTGAACGGGCCAACGATGCCCCGGTCTTCCAGCTCGTCCATCAGTCGGGCAGCTTTCGCATAGCCTATGTTCATGCGCCGCTGGAGCAGGGACGTGGTGGCCTTGTTTTCCGCCCGAACAATCCTGGCAGCCTCGGCAATCTGAGCCTCATCCTCTGCCAGCGGGTCTTCCTCCTGGTCCAGCAGCCGCAGGTCCGGGGTATCGTCTTCCAGGCACTCCCCCTCGGTCAGCTCGTCCAAATCGTCCAGGTCTCCAAGCTCCTCCAGCAGATCGGTACCGTCTTCGATGTCTTCGTCTTCCTCGGCTTCCGCATCCGGATCTTCATCTGCCGCCTCGGACTCGTCGATCACCGGCATCATGCCCTGCCGAAGGGATTCTTTCTCCATCACATCCCGGAAGAAATACTGCTGCCAGTAGGTGATCATCTTCACCAGGACCGTCTCAATCTTTGTCCGCAGGGTCTTGGAGATCGTAAAGGTCCCGCCCTGGGTCTTGGTGGTCAGAACCCCATCCTCGAAGATCCAAGTCATAGAGGACTCCGGGCTGCGGTAGCCCTCATCCTCCACATTCTCCAGCATGGACATCTGGGCTCCGATGCCGCCCAAAGGCTTGATGGTGAAGGTAATTGGGTAGGCATCTTTCTTGAAGCGGTAGGTCAGATCGTGCTCGTCGCACAGGCCCTCCATCTTCTTTTTCTGGGCGTCATACATGGAAATCTCGCTCATTGTGATAGCTCCTTTCAGTCTAGGATCAGCAGCACGTCATTCCATGACCGCTGCACCTTGTAGATTTGGAGATCGGCCTCGGTCACATACTTGCGGCCAAAGTGATCTTTCATGGTGGACCATATCCGCCAAGGGACCCGGTAGACCTCTCCGGAGGCGAAGCCGGCCAAAACATAGCACCGGGCGCCCAGTCCGTCCAGGCGGGTGAGATACTCGGTTTGTCCCTCAGACACCCGGCTTTGCTCTATGCGGTCCGAGGCTGTGAACTTGGCCTCATACAGGACCGTGCGGCCGCCCTTGATGGTGCCTTTGTAGTCCGGCTGGGCCTTGTGCTCGTAGAAGGCCACGAACCTGCCGTTGCCCAGGCTCTTGATCGGACGCATGGGCTCCGGGGTCTTCTCGATATCCGCGTAGCCCGTTTGCCGGTAGTAAGCAAAGGAGGCGTCAAGCCGGGCCTCGAACTGCTTGCCCTGGGCTTTTGAAGTCCTGCCCAACAGCTGGCGGCGCGGGTCCTTAGTCATCCGGGGTGCGCTCCTTTCCGAACCGCTGTTTCCAGAGCGCATCCCGGAGCGCATTCCGCATGGCCTCCAGGGCCTCCCGCTGCTGCTGCCGCTTCGGGATCTTCTTCGGCTTCGGCGGCAGTTCCCCGCGCTTGGCTGCCTGGGCGGTGGGGTTGTATTTGTGCTGTCCCATAGCTGCCTCCTCTCAATCACCTGTGAAGTATTCCAGAGCACGGACCGCATTGTTGCCCCGCAAAGAGGCCCCAGCCCCACGCTCGTAGTAATCACAGAAATAAACCGCCGCGTCATATGCGCTTGTCAATCCGCAGAAGTACCCATAGTCCCCGCCAAAGCCTCGTATGGTCCCCTCGATGGTGTCCATGAGCAGTTGGAGCTGCCCTTCCACGTCCAGGCCCGCCGCCTGGGGGTAGTATGTACCGGACCATTGCCAAAGCCCGTAGTAACGCCCGCCGCCGCCGTAGGCGAACGGCTGCAGGTCCATCGTGTCCCCGCCGCATTCCCGCATGGCGTTCCCGAGGATCCCGGCGCTCACGGCGTCCGACAGACCGCAGGCGTGAAGGTAGTCCCATACCTGCCGGGCCACGGGATAGCGCTCCGGTTCCGGCTCGGCCAATCTGGCCGCTTCCTCGGCCCACCAGAGGCGGGAGCACTCCAGTATGATCGGGCTGTCCTCCGGCAGTCCGACCTCCCGGGCCATAGTGGCGATCTCGTGGACCGCCGTCTGCAGCTCCGTCCAGTCCGTTATGTAGTCCGGCTCATCGGCCAGGGCCTTCGCGGTGAATAGGCACAGACCAGCCAGGAAAACCAGAATGATTGTCAGGCCCACGGCCAAGGCGGCCAGCCGTTGTCGCTTCTTATGTTTCATCATTGTTCCTTTCTGCCTGCATCCGCTTTTGCAGGTCTTCGATTGCTCTACGCTCAAACTCGTCCATATCTCCCTCTCCGGCGCACTGACCAACCGGAACCCCGGACTTTGCTTTCTGTCGGCCACTCTGGCTGCGGCCGTTGCCGCTGTCGGTTTTGAGGGGCCAAATATCTAGCCAGCTATTGAGGATCGACTGCTCCAGGACGGGAATCCAATCCTCCCGGCTGAAATCCCGCTGGAGTTTATTGACCAGCATTTGCTTGGCTCGGTCTGTCATCGGCTTCTTGACGGATTTTCGCATTTGCTCGAAATCCCTCAGCGCGGAGAGCAGGAGGGCGTCGCCGGAGGCGAACGCCTCAAAGGCGTCAGCCTTTTTCTCTTTTGGTTTCTGAGTAGAGGTTTTATTATTAATATTACTATTATTTGTGGAATCTACTTCTCTTTCTCTAGTATCTAATCTCTTATCTCTTATCTCTTTATCTCTTATCTCTGGTGTAACAATGTTCGCAACTTGTTCGCCATCTGTTACACTTTCGGGCAAGGCGGCGCGGTTCGCACGGGAGTTCCTCATGCGTGCTGCCGCGTCCGTCTCACTACCGACCATAGAGCCGTGATCGGCAATCATAAGTGTGCCGTCCACGTCCTCATAGATGAGGCCCAGGGATTTATAGAGATTCAATGCAACCCGGACGGTATCGGCAGAGAAGTATTTGCATGTCCGGCGAATCTTCTCAACATCATACGGAATGATAACTTCGCCTATTTGATTACTCAGTTTCCCATCCGAGTTGATTGTTTTGAGGCAGAGCATTTGATACAGGACAACATAGTTGGCACCATTGGGCTGGCTCATCATGAAATCTGCCGGGCCGTCATCGGCGAAAAAGCTATCTTTGAGCTTGATCCAGTAGTACCGCTTTCCCGTTGCCATCCTCGATCACCCCTTAGAACGGCAGCGTACCGTCGTCATCGTCGCTCAGATCACTGAATTGGTTGTCGATGACGGACCCGCTTGGACGCTGATATCCGCCCTGGTAGCTGCCGTTTTGGTAGCCTCCCTGGTAGCTTCCCTGGCTGCCATATCCGGATTGTGCCTGATAACCGGCATATCCGGTTCGTGCCTGATTCCCGGCTTGGACCGGATACCCACCGCTCTGGCCGCCGTAGCTGCCGCTGTCCTGCATAGACTGAGGCTTGGAGTAGTCCCCGGGATAGATGTTGTCCACCAGGAGTTCCGTAGCCGTGCGCTTGTTGCCGTCTCGGTCCGTATAGCTGCGGACCTGGAGTCGTCCGGTGACGGTTGCCATCCGCCCCTTAGGGAAATACTTCTGCACAAACTCGGCGGTGGACCGCCAGGCGACGCAGTTGATGAAGTCGGTCTCCCGGTTGCCCTGCTGGTCCTTGTAGTCTCGTTCACAGGCAAGGGAGAAGGATGTAACCGCAAGGCCGCTTTGGGTGCGCCGCAGCTCCGGGTCTTTGGTCAGGCGGCCCATCACTACACACTGGTTAGTCATTGGCATCCTCCTCTTTCTCGGTCCCGCAGGGCAGAATGGTCGGGAGGCAGCCATAATCCGGGCGCAGTTCGCGGGCTTTTTTGATAGCCGCAAGAACTTTCTCGTAAGCGTACCCACCGTTTTCTATGGATGCCTCCAGGATGTACAGTTCCGTTTCCGCCCGAATCAGGGCCTCGTATCTGCTCAGGGGGAGCAATACCTCTCGTTCCGGAAGATTGTCCGGCAGGATTTCCAGCATGCCCTCCCCGAAGGGGATGGGCCCAGACAGTTTGATGGTGTTTTCGTCCATTTTCTTGATCTCCTTTTCGTTATTTCCCCCAGGCATCTTTGTACCTGGAAATCTGATACTCATTTTGCTTTCCTTGGCCTGCGATTCCGTGCCTGTTCTGCTGCATTGACCCACCTGCAGTTCGATGGTTCGTAATCTCTGTTGACATCGATGCGGTCAATAGTGCATTGCATATAGGGAGCGTTTTCGTCATAGCCGGTCTGATCAGCCCACGCCTTAAATGCCGAGAAGCTATTGCGCCATTCTTCGCAGACCTTAATCCCGCGCCCCCCGTAATTCTTGAAGCATCTCACGTTGGGGTTTTCGCAGCGATTCTTCATGTTGTTCCAAACCCCATATAACCTGCTTTTCGATGCGCCATGTGTTATCTTCGCTTTCGTAGCATTTTCCAAGCCGAGGCATCCACAGCTTTTAATTGCACCGCTCCGCAGATGGTTGCCTCTAACGACCTTTTCGTCGCCGCAGTCACAACGGCACAGCCACATAGCGGTCCTGTTGATGGTCGGGGCCTTTTCTATCACCGTCAGTCTGCCAAACCTACGGCCGACAAGGTCCTCAGCTAGATGACCACGCATCTATCAACAAACTCCTTTCTCTGTCTGACAGGGTCTCAATCCCAAGCGTTTCAGCCTCCTGCATGATGCAGTCAATCAGGCGGGACATTTGCTTTGTGTCGTATGTGCTACTTCCGGCATAGGCGAACACCAGCTTGTAGCCCTCAATCTTGCTGTTATCAACGACCTGGCAAATCCACCCGGTACCGTGGCTGGACCATATTCGCTGAAAATCCTCTACGGCCTCCGCCTTGATCGGCAGCGGCGTATAGTCGCCTACCTCAGTGATGCACTTCCGATAGACTTCTTCTTTCGTGATGCCCAGCTTTTCGGCGATCTTCTGACACATGGCCCAGCACATGGCGTTGGCATTGAGACTGCGGGGCGTGGCTTTCTTTTTGACGGTGAAGGTGATTTCGTCCCCGCCCCACTGGTCCCACAGCTTTTTGCAGCTCTCCCGGGTGGTGATAACCAGGATGTTTTCGCCATCCCGGGAGTAGGCCAAGTCTTTCAATCTGCCGTTCATTTCGCCAACCAGTACTGCCGATAGACCGGGGTGAGACCCTGGCCATCCAGCCAGTCCGCGAACGATTGAATGGTGGGGAGGATGCTGCGGGTTTCCTCACGGGTGTAATGCTCTGTCCAGACGTCGGTGCCGTTGCTGACCAGATACACAAAGTCGTTGGCCTCCGGCACCAGCTCCAGATAGGCCGGGTGTTGGGTGCTGGTGAAAAACTTTCCCCGGTCATAGCTCCTGGAAAACTTGATGTCATAGATGGTCCCGCCTTTCAGGGCGTCCAGGCGGCCATAGAGCAGGTACGGTGTCCCGCCCACGGTGACGGTTTCTTTCGCCACATGTTGCAGCCTGCCGCCCTGGATGATCTGCGCCACTTTCGCCGCAGCGTCCTGCCACTTCTCGTTATTGGCCGACCGCCCCTGGACAATGGCTGTCACATCGTTTTCAAAGTCAATGCCGTTCTGCATGGCCTCTGTGGTATCCGTGGGCTCCCGGCGGAGGACCCGCATAAAGTCCTCCATCGGGTTAGCGGTGCTTTCTGCCGTTTCATAAGGGTTTTCCTTGAGCAGGAAACTCCATGCAGAGAGTAATGAGTGGGTAATGAGAAATGCCAAGTCACCACCTCCTTAAGTCTTCTGTTAATGCTCGCTCTACCGTCCAGCCGTACCTATCGAGCCTATCCCGTAGAACCGTTGGATTTATGCCGAGATCATGCGCCCACTGGCTTCTTGTTTTTGTAACACCACGAAATGTAATCAGGACGTTGCTTCTTTGATTGTTGGACTGCTCACTATTAGATGCCCAGCGGCAATTCTCTGGCTCATAGCCTTTGTTATTGTCGATTCGGTCAATACTCAAATCATCTCTATAACCATTTGCAAGAGCCCACGCACGAAAGGTGTCAAATCGTTGCCAGTCTGCACACACATAGATTCCTCGTCCCCCATAATCCTTGAATGCGTGATTATTTGGGTTTGTACAACGCTGACGCATAGATGCCCAGATATGATATAATCGTGTCTTCGTTCCCCCGTGAGTTTTTGTAATCTCATGGCGCAGTTCTTGGTGTAGGCAGCCGCAGCTACACGAACTACCTCTTGTCAACGATTGCGCTCTGACCACTTTTTGATTTCCACACTGGCATTTACACAACCACGCCGTAGAGCGATGTCCGCCCATCGAAATAATATCTGGAGCTCTCGACACTACAGTCCAGCGGCCAAAGCGCTTACCTGTCAAATCGAGCAAGGCACTCATTACTGGCCTCCGTTCTCCTGGGGCGCGGCAGGATTGGGCGCTTCCTCCGGGGGCGCCGGGGTGTAGCGTTTCAGCACCTTGTCATAGAACAGGCCCAGGCTCTTGATCTTGGCGTTCCATATCGGGCTGAGCTCCCGGTTGGAGGTCAGGGCGTGGTTGATGGCCTTGTACCGGGTCATGGCGGCATTTGCGCTATCAGCGTCAACGATGCTGTTGATGATCTCCTGGCCCTCTGCCATAGCCGCCTCATAGGCCACCTGATCCTCGGCAGCTTTCTCTGCCTCCTTGGCGGAAATGGCGTTGTACTCAGTGAACAGCCGGGTAAGGAAGTCGTTGGGCTTTCCGGCGGTCAGCTCCGGGACGGTCATCACGCCATGAATGCCCCGGGTGCCCTTGGCAAAATACCGCTCACAGTTGGAGAAGCCGATGGTCCGGGCGTTGCCCCGCATTTCCATGAAGCCGCCCAGGTCCATAACCTCCCAGACGTTGTTTTTGGATGAGCCCTCGGCCTTGATGCGGAGTTTGGTATCGTCTCCGTCTTTTTCCTCTACGGCGTGGAACACGATCACGATGTGCTTGTCCAGCTCATAGATGCAATGATCCATGAAGCGCTGAAACTCCTTGCCCAGCCAGCCGTAGCCTTTCAGCGACAGGCTGCCGTCCCGCTGGCCGTACTTCGGCTCGATCTTTTTGCCATACTGGCCCATGATGGTCAGCAGTTTCCCGCCGGTGTCGATGACGATGGTTTCATACGCTGCCAGGGCGTTCTTGGCCGCCTGCAGTTCCAGGTCAGAGCAGCCCATGCCCAGGTCCTGGCGCAGTTCGTCATAATCCCGGGGCTGGGTGACACCAGCCGCCAGATTGAGCACTTCCCGGTTGATGCGCTCGGCGGACAGGTCAACATCGATGTACAGGGGTTTCGGCGCAGAGAGTGCCAGGGTGGTCTTGCCGATGCCGGGGAACCCGGCGATCAACATGCGGATCTTCTTGTCAGCGAAGGTCATGGTTTCAGGTTTGAGAATCATTTCAAATACTTCCTTTCAAGAGATTATTTCCGTGGCAAACGTACCCGTTGCCTCGATATGTACCGTGGCTTCATCGAATTTTTTCTTGAGCTCGTACAGCTCTGTCTTGAGCGCGTCATTCTCTTTCCGGAGCTTTTCGTTCTCCTGGTTGCGCTCATAGCGGTCTGCCTCAGCCTTTTTGACCTGCTCTTCCTTGGTGGCGTTCTGCGTCACGAGGTAGCGGTATTCATCCAGCGTGATCGTGACCTTCAATTCCTCATCGCAGGTCAGGTTGCGCAGCCCGCAGCTGTCTCCATAGCTCCCCGCGCGCTCAATTTTCTTGTCAAGCACGGGGCTGCTATTGATGTCATATGCCATTGTCTGATCTCCTTTCATTCGCAAAAGCTGTAGTGACAGTGAGGGCAGCCGGTAATCAGGAACGCGCCTGCGCCCTCCACACTGATGCCGGTGGTATGTCCAGACGGCCAAGTGATCTGCCGGTAGATGTCTCTGCCGCAGCGGTAACAGAAACCAGAACGCGGGGCAAAATGTGGGTAGCCTTTCTCGTCGCAATACTTCTCCTGCGCCGCGTCTGCCGCGTTGGTGTCAAACATCTTTTCCCTCCTGTAGGTATCGCTGGACCATATCTGCCAGCCAGTCTTGGGTGGTGGCGTAGCCATCGGCCCGGATTCGCTGTTGCAACTGTTCATAAACGTCGGTTGGCAGCCTCCCCCTAACGGAACACGTCAGGCGGTGTCTGTCGCTCCTGGGGCGTTTCTGGGCCTCCTGGGCCTCTGCGCCGAATCTTTCCCGGAGCAGCTGCATGGCGTCCGGTTTGAGGTCGATGCCGTAAGCCTCGCCGTTCTCGCATTTGGATTGGATGGTCTTGTCGAACTTCGGGTAGAGCTCCTGGGCCACCGCAATCATGTCCTTGGCCGGGATCTGCTGTCGCAGCCGAAGGGCCCGAAGATCATTTGCCATAAAGGCCTCCCCCGTCCACGAGATTCGCGGGGCTTGCAAAAGCGGCCGCGAAGTGGTAGAATCCGAAACGGATACCACGGATTCTTGTACCTGAATCGGGTTCCACCTCTGCCTGTCTCAGCGCGGCCACGCTGGGACAGGACTTTTTTGCTTTCATAGGACATCATCCTTTCTCCACGATCTCGGTCTCGCCTGTTTTGCAATGGCGGACGATGATGGAGTGCGGCAAGTCCATGACCAGCCGATACTGGTTCGGGTCCAGGCCCTCTTTTGTCAGCAGAATTTTATGGGCGCGGGTCAAGCGCTTGTCTTGCTTCATTCCGATAGCCCTCCAGCCCGGCCCAGTGCGCAGGCCAGGGCAATAGCTGCGGCCAGGCCGATGATCCAGCCGGGCTTTCCATTGCTGACCTGGGCCATGCAGAGGACCGCTGCCAGTGCGGAGGCCGCTGCGCCAGCGCAGCAGGCCAGCTTTTGTTTCAGTGTCATGTCATGCTCCTTTCTTCTGGCCGCACATCAGCTTTGCCACGGCGACCTTGCTCACCCTGTCACCCACGACAGGGAGATATTTGTGGATGGTCCGATAATCTTTCCAGCCCGTGGCTGCCTTTGCCTGCTCCATGTCCAGCATGGCTGCGCCGGGATATAGGGCATTCAGCAGTTCCAGGTTGTCCCGGTAGTCTATGGGCTCCCTCGGCATGGTGTCACCCCCTTATCCGCCGGTGATCTCACGGACGCACTCCAGCAGCGTCGCCGGTTCGATTGTGATTTCTTTTTTTTGCAAATACCGAATGAGAGCGCGTAGCTCCACACGCTTGACCAAATACAGATGCAGGCTGTAGGCCGTGATCAGCAGCAGGGCCACGGACAAGATTGATAAAGCTGTCAGCATATCGGCCTCCTATACGATCTGCTTGATGATGTCCCGGATCATGCTGGTGCCGGAGTCCGCGCTCACGTTGGCCATCTTCGTATGGCCGCTGTCGAACGTGGCTACCACGATCTCGGCGTGCTCGCCCTTGCGGTATTCCAGCGAGACCAGGTCAAACAGGTTCCGGGTGACCTGCAAGCATGGCAGCAGCAGATCACAGATCAGTTGTTTGTTTTCTTCCATAGGCACCTCCTGTGTGCTTGCCCTGTCCCGCGCCGGTGTGGTAAAATTTCGGCGGGGAAAGGGGGTGATGTGATGGTTGACACCGAATACCTCAAGAGAATCGTGGCCGATTACAAATTCCACACAAGGCCGAGTAATGGAGACCACTCAGCCTATGCCACTATTAGAGACATCAACAGAGTAATCGACCAAACGGCGAAGCTTTTTGAGCGTTTCATTGCAGCTCTGGAAGCAGGCGAGTAAAATCGGGGAAACTGTCAGTTGCAGCTGGCAGTTTCTTCTTTCACTGTGACAACGCCAAGACGCTCCAGTTCGATATAGCATTCGTAGATTTCTTCCTGGGCCCGGTCGATGCGCTCCATCAGTTCCCGAACTTTGCCCGCCGGGATTTCGATGCGGATCAAGCTTGATGTCATAAGATCACCTCCTCTTGCTTAGGCCGTTTAGCCGATTAAACACTTCCTGCAAAAAAAAGCTGGTCCACAGTAGTGTCCAAGGCCTCTGCCAACTTGTACAGCGTCTTCGTCATTACGATTCTCTCTTCATCCTGCTCCAAGGCCGAGATCGTAGTACGGCTGACGCCGCTTTTTTTGGAAAGCTCGGTCTGGGTCATCCGCAATTCCTCACGCCGCGCTCTGAGTCTAGCACCCAATTTCCTCACCACCTTTCGCAAAATGTTTAACCGATTACACAATCATATTACACCACGTGCCCCGGCATGTCAAGAGCATTGTGCAAAAAATGTTTAGCGAATTTAACGCAAGGCCTTGACGGATCGCGATTGCACATGTACAATGGCTGTACAATCAGTTAAACATTTGAGGGGAGGCGAGAGGCAATGACGTTAGGGGAGTATATTGCTGCGTATAGGCAGGAGCACGGGCTATCCCAGAGGCAGTTTGGCAAACAATGCAACCTTACCAACGGGTATATCTCCATGCTTGAAAAGAACATGAATCCGAGAACAGGAAAGCCGATTTCAGTCCAGATGAAAACTCTTAAACAGATTGCTGACGGTCTTGGGATGACTGTTCATGATCTATTCCTCGAAGTTGACGATATGCCAATAGATTTGATTGTAGAGCATGAAAAGAAGTCCGGCCCCGAAGAAGGGACCGAACTTTCCAGAAAACTAACTGATGCTATTTCTCAGATGACTGAGGAACAGCAGGAAGAGCTTTGGCAACATGCGTTTGAGATTTTATCTCATGATAAGCCTTTATGAGCGCGGCCTTCCCCTCCGGGGATAGGGCGTTGATGCATTGAAACAATTCTTCTTTTTGATGCTGCTTCATCCCAGATGCTCCTTTCATAGTTTGGTGCCGCGCGGTAGGCGCATTATACCATATGTGTGCCCAAAAAAGGCAAAGCGGAAGATTATTTCATAGTGCCTACCTGATAGGGCAGCAGCGGCAAATAGAAACACAATATCATGTGGCATATAGCCTGGGAGGAATCATATGAAAAAGTGTATGGCGTGCATCCTGATCCTCTGCCTGATCCTTTGTCCCGCATGTCAAAGCACCGCTGAGGAACCAGCGGCAGCACCTTCAAAGCCGGTTTTACATGACGGGGATTCCGATGCGCTTTACAAAGAGATCGACTACAGTCTCGGGATGTATGCCAGGGATTACAACATTCCCTATGAGCTATCGGTCAGTGAATCCGGATCAGAGAATGACCCGGAGCACCCGCTGACATTCAATGTAGAGATATCCGCGCCGAATCTATCAGAGTGGGCCATTGCGTACCAAGCGCACTTTGCCCGGGACGTTTTCGTTGGATTGCCTGCGCGGATCGCCCTCGAATGGACAGGGTATAGCAGCGCCACGGTCCCGGTGGAGATAACGCTGACAGGGGATTTAGGGCCATATGAATTCGCCGATACAGATTCCGCGATTTCTCTTTCGTGCGGTGGTTCATCCCTGATCGTAAATGAAACCTGGGACACGATTGATGCTGAGTATCTGGACTCGGTTAATGGACCGCTTTCCTATGAGCAATGGTTTGAGCAAAAGGCCCCTGAGCTGAACAAGCCGAATGGTGACAGTGTCTACTGGCTGGAACTCCCGCTCACCGGGAGCGAAGACCTGATGTATGACGATGAATTCATGTCGGTACTATATTCATATGCCAAGGATAATCTGTCGTGGAGGAATGCGAACTACTTCACCATTTCTTTCGCTGACGGGATGGCAATAGAGTTTTTCGGGTGCGACTATTTGAACGCTCAATATGGGACCTTTCAAAAATCCGATTATTCCGTTGGCTATGCTGTCGGGTATCTCCTGCCAGATGAAACGACCTATATCTACAACGTGTTTTTGGACTGACCGTTTTCGGCAGTCCTGAAATAAAAAATCCCCCTCCGGCGTTACCAGCACCAGCGGGGGAGTGAGAACGACAGGGGCAGGGCCCATAATCGTCCTACGGCAAAACGATTATACCACCTGCCCCGGGTTCGTTGCAACCTTTTTCGATTGAAAGGACAGGTGGAACTATGTCAAAAAAGAAGCTCGACTACGCCAGCCTGTACACGCTCCGCAAGGATGGGCGGTACCAGGGCAGCTACATGGAGAATGGGAAGCAGCATTTTGTGTATGACCGAGATCCGGAAAGGCTCTGGCACAAACTTCACGATCCCAAAGAGCCCGTAGTATACCGATTCAGTCAGGCTGCCAGCGATTGGGAACGCTTTCACAGTGCTCTGATTGGATATAAGACAGCGGAAGCATACACTGCCCCGCTCCGTCGTATACTGGATACCTTCGGGCAAAGTCCAGCCATCGAGATAACCGCCGCTGAAATTTCTGCCTTTCTGGATCGCCTCGGGAAACAGGGGTACGCCCGCCGCACTGTTCAAATGCATCGGGATATACTCAACATGATTTTTAATCAGGCAATCGTTGATGGGCACATGCGGTTCAATCCATGTACCGCTGCACCTATGCCGCGGAACCTGCATACATCAAAGCGTGAGCTGCCGACTGATGCCGCCATTAAAGCGGTCCAGTCCGGCCTGGATCAGCCGTTTGGTCTTTTCGCCTATGTCTGCTTATATGCTGGACTCAGGCGGGGGGAGGCTTTGGCGCTGGAGTATGCCGACATCGACAGGGACTCCGGAATAATCCATGTCACAAAGTCAGTGGAGTTCATCGGCAACGCTCCTCGGTTGAAGCCCCCAAAGACAGAAGCCGGCAACCGTGACGCCATCCTTTTCGACGTTCTGGCCGGGGCTCTCCCACCCGATGGTGAGGGTCTACTGTTCCCTGGAACAGACGGAAAGCTGATGACAAAAACGCAGTATCGCAAAAGGTGGGCGCGTTACTGTGCCGCCATAGGGCAAGACTTGACGGCCCACCAGCTTCGGCATGGGTTCGCCACGATCCTTTATGAAGCTGGAGTCCCGGATAAGGACGCGCAGGAGCTTTTGGGGCACAGTTCCATCGTAGTGACACGAGACATTTACACACACATTCGACAGACTAGGCGTGATAGCACTAGCCGAGCTGTCAATGACTATTTGAACAATGTCGCTGACAATGTCAGATCAGAGGATATGCTTTAGGAGCAAGGCTTTCATCCTGCCTTTTAAGCAGGGTGTCCGGAGTTCGAATCTCCGGTGGGTCATTTCCCGGAAATCCTTGTATGATAGGGTTTCCGGGCTTTTTGTTTTCTCCGGCTCGCTGCCTTTTAATGCACGAAACAGCATGAAAAAGCACCAAAAAACACGGTTTACAATGTCAAAAACAATGTCAGAATTGGGTCCCATTTGACCGCCAATTTGACCGCCGGAACGCCTTACTAAAAAAAGAAAAGCCAGTCCTATGCATAGCAGCTCGTGGCTGCATGATGGGGCTGGCTTTTTTGTTGCTTTTGCTCCATACAAAAAACGGAATTATCTTCCGATTCCCTGACAAACGGGAGTCGGGGAGGTAAAATCTTGTCGAAAAGGAGCAAGGCACTATGATTCGGATTTTACTTTCCGCCCGCCTCGGCGAAAGGCGGGTGTCCCAAGCGGAGCTCGCACGGAAGACAGGAATCAGGCCAGCAACGATCAACGACATGTACAACGAGCTATCAGAGCGGGTCAACCTGGTGTATCTGGACCTGATCTGCAAGGAGTTGGACATCAAGCTCGGTGATCTGCTGGTCCGGGAGGATGACATTCTCCCGGATACCGTCCCGTTATCCAAGCTATCCAAATAGCCGCTCCCGGAGGCCCTGGGCGTTCACGCGCCCGGGGCTTTCTCTTTATAGCACGATGTTTCCTTCTGCATCAACGAACTGAACTCTGACCCGGAGTCCCATAGCATCTGCCATCTTTTCCAGGTCGCTCATAGTGAAGTTATCCCTTTTCATTTTGTTGGACAGGTTTTGCCTGGATTGCCCGGTCTTATCGGCCATCTCCCCCATGCTCATCCCCTGGCGGTTCATGATGGTCCTGACCTTTTCCCCTGCGCTCATTTCCATAAAAACACCTCCGTGCAACACTATACACCCTGGCGTGAAATTCGTCAAGAATTTTTTAATTTTTCTATGAAAAAGTGAAATTTATGCTTGACAGATTACACTTTATAGTGTATACTTGAAGACAGAAAGGGGGTGAAAAAATGGACGAAAAAGAACAGGCCCTGCAAGACCTGCTGAAAATCATCGCTGATCATCCCGAGATTGCAGACCGGATCACGATCACGATAAAGCCCAGCAAAGTCAAGCAGAGCCAAACCAAGGGCAAGTAACCCCGGCTGAGG